GAAAGTAACGGAGATTAAGATAGATAAGGAGGAATAATTATGGGATTTACAACACCGTGTTTTATACGCAAAAATACACAGGAACTTCGGAGAGGGCTGGAAGAATTGGGGTATTCACATGGTAAGCCTAAATATTATGCAGATGATGATAATAAGTATGATTTTATTATGTGTCATAATGGAATATTCTTTTTACTATCCCAAAAGAATCATGTGATAAGAAATGGGCATCCTTTGAAAAAATATGGAAGTGTTGATTGCGGAACGAATGAAGAACTATTCCTGGCTATCGCTGCATTGAGGGATGATAGTAACTACATGCAGTGGTTTATAGCAGATTCCATTCTTAGCGTTTCTTATGGCGATTCTATTGGTAATGATCATTATTTCACAGAACTCAAAGGCATTATGTTCTTTTGGGATGAAAATTGGGATAATGCAACCATTATTTCAGGACGTTATCACAAGGCCACCGTAAACGAACTGATTGAACATTTTAAAACAAAGGAGGAACAATGAAAGCAAGAGTAAAATCAACAGGAGTTTTGGTAGATGTAACTCCCCAATTAAACATCAACTCTCAACATAGCAAAGATTATTTATATGTATGTGATAACATGGTTTACAGAGAATGCGAACTTGATTTTTCAGCTATTGACTGGGAACAGAGGCGATATGAACTAGCGAAAGCTGCCATGCAAGGATTTTGCAGCAATTCACATGAACAGGTAATGAATGCTAGTTTAAATATGACAGTAGAATGGAGCCTTGGTTTCGCTGATGCGCTAATAAAGAAATTGAAAGGAGAATAAAATTATGACCGAAGAACTTGTAACATTAGAAACAGCAAAGATGCTGAAAGAGAAAGGGATGTTTACAGATATAGAATTTCCTCCGCAATCCGTTGCCCAGAAGTGGTTACGTGAAACCAAAAATATTCATATATGTGTATATAACTGTGCTTGTGGCTATGGATACGAAATATCTAAAGCTGACAATGGAACTCATATAACCAGTTCTGTTTATGAAGGAACAAATGACGGAGGAAAATGGGATACCTACGAAGAAACACTTGAAGCAGGTTTACAGGAAACATTAAAATTGATATAAAAATGAAAAGAATAATTACTGTCCAAGACATGATTGACGAACTAATGTTAGTTGTCAATAAGGATGCTGAAATAAATATCGTAATGAATACAGGAGATTATCAAACTGAATACATTCCTGATCTATATGATTTTTCTGTCATTGATTTTACTGATGTACATCCTGATGATGGAAACTCGGAAAATAAAGTGGTAATAGAAATGTTTCGTTAAAAGAGAAATAAATAACACTCAAAACATAAAAGAAATGAATACAACTTTTGAAAGATCGTCTAATAGTACCGATGAATGGTACACACCGAAAGAAATTATAGACGCATTAGGTGAATTTGATTTAGACCCATGTGCCCCCATGCACCCTCTTTGGCCTACTGCAAAAATCATGTACAACAAGCAGGACAATGGTCTTATACAAAATTGGGGGGGGGGCGAATTTGGCTTAATCCTCCGTACTCCAAACCGCTTATGTGGCAGTTTGTAGAGAAATTGGCAGAACACGGCAACGGTATAGCACTACTTTTTAACCGATGTGACAGCAATAAGTTTCAAGACATCATCTTCAAGAAAGCAACCGGTATGATGTTTTTGAGGAATCGAATAAAATTCTTCCGTCCAGACGGAACTCGTGGGGATTCTCCTGGCTGTGGCAGTATTCTCATCGCTTTTGGTGAGGATAATGCAGAGGTAATAAAAACTTGTGATATTGCAGGTAAGTACGTTAGAATAAATTAGAGCAGAAATGGAAATGTTTGCTTGAGTGTTGGAGAGAAGAATTAAAAGAGATGAATAAAAGATATTGTTGAACTTTATGAGATAGATAACTAATTAAATTTTGTGATTTGATTTTTATAAAATAGTAAAGTGGCAATATCTATCAGTTTAGATATAATCAAAATGTCAAAGGAAAAACAACATATTCCACCATTTACCTTTATTGACCTATTTGCAGGTTTGGGAGGTTTTCATCAGGCGCTTAGTGCGCTTGGTGGCAGGTGCTTGTTTGCTTCTGAATTGAAAGAAGACTTGCAACACCTTTATAGCCTTAACTTTCCTAATGTGGTGATAAAAGGTGATATAACTAAGGTTGACATAGAGGAGGACATTCCGCACCATGATGTGTTGTGTGGTGGTTTTCCATGTCAGCCATTCAGCAAAGCAGGTAATCAAGAAGGCTTCAATGATGCACAAGGACGAGGCAATATGTTCGATTACATCATGAAGATTGTTCACCATCATCGTCCAAAGTTTGTTTTCTTGGAGAATGTGGCCAATCTCAAAACCCACGACAAAGGCAATACATGGAAAGTAATCGAGAAAAAATTAAAGGACGCAGAGTACCTGGTTTACGAAAGCATTCTGTCACCTCATGAGTTTGGATATCCGCAGCATCGTAAGCGTATCTACATTGTAGCCATACGTGAAGACCTTCGTATGCCTGAATACAAATTTCCAGAACCAAATAATGCAGTATGTGACATCCATACTGTCATTGACGAGGCGGATACCAACGTACAGATGATTAAGCAGGAAACCCGTCATCAACTTGATATTTGGGAAGAGTTCCTGCATCACGTTACAGAAAGTGGACATACTGTTGGTGGCTTTCCTATCTGGACAATGGAATTTGGCGCAACTTACAATTTCGAGGGTAAAAAGCCCAAGCTACAGTCGGTTGCAGAGTTGAATGGCAAGCGAGGAAAGTTTGGACAAATCATAAAAGGCTTAACCATAGAAGAGTGTCTTGCTCAACTTCCCGTCTATGCCCAACCAAACAAACGTGAGAAGGAAGGTGAAACTGAATTTCCTGATTGGAAAAAGAAATACATACGCCTGAATAGACAATTCTACGAAGATAACAAGACGTGGCTCAAACCATGGATGAATAAAATCAAGGATTGGCAAAACAGCCACATCAAGTTTGAGTGGAATTGTGGCAAGGCTGTGGAGTTTACTCTTGAAGACAAACTCATCCAATTCCGTGCTTCTGGCATTCGTGTTAAGTTGGCGACATTCGCACCTGCCTTAAATTTGGTTGGTACTCAGATTCCTATTCTTCCATGGATAGAGGGCACACCGAGAAAGGGGTCAAAGGATGCAAGCCGAGGACGATACCTGAGTGTCAAGGAAGCAGCCGCATTGCAAAGTATGGATAGTATCCGCTTTGGTTCGGATGAATTTCAACTTTCCAACACTCGTATTTATGAGGCATTAGGTAATGCCGTGAATGTACAAATCGTAAGGTTAATCGCAGAAAAATTCCTGAGTCATGAGTGAACATAAGAAATACACCAGCATCAAACTGAATGCGAGGGTTTATAACACATACAAAACTCGTCCAAATACTATTCCTCATGCATTAGGCGAGTTTATAGACAATGCTATTGGCTCGTATCAGCAGAGAAATGAGTAAAACAACAATTTATTATCTATTCCTAGTAGCAATGTATATGCTGCTAGGATAGATGGAAAGGAGAAATATGGATAAAGATAAATTCAACAAAGCAATAGAAATCAACAATAAAATAGAGGAATACAAAGATCATAAGATGGCACTTGAAAATTCTAACATAAAATATGGTGGTGGATTGATATTTACATACAACAGAATGCACAATGATGTACCATTAAAGGAAGAAATTTTTGGTAAGAATTTCCTTCAGTGCTATATGTATGCTTTGGATAGTAAGATAAAAGAATTACAAAAAGAGTTTGACGAATTATGAAAAAAGATATGAGTAAAAAAAAGAACAATGCAAATAGACGTAATTGAGGAAGTAAAAGGAACTCAATTCATGCAATGCAAACTGTATATAGATGGCAATGCGAGTGTTATTCTTATGAATAAAATCGATTATGAAAGGCTGAAAGAAGAAGGAATCTTCATAAGAGATGGCAAAAGTCAAGATTCAGCCGGAGTGTTGAATACAACCAATACTTTCATTGAAAAAAATTAATACTCAAAACAAGAAAAAAAATGAACAAAGAAGAATTTCAGACAAAGAAAAATGATATTGATTCAAAAATAAGGGAATTGAAGAATCAGAAAATTCAGTTGGAAAAGGATTACATTGAATCCAACCAAGTATTCCCTATTGGAAGCAAAGTCTGTATAACGGTCATGGATCATGAAAGGATATTGGTTCCAGAAGCGAAGAGGTTAGCCTATATTGCAGATTATGAGATTGATGATAACGGGGAGGTTGTTCCCTCTTTAAGACAATTGGATTGCAATGGGGGCATGTCAGCAATACCTTTATTTGTTAATTTAAATAAGGCTATAATTGAATTAGCGTAAATCAAAAAAGATATCAGCTACCCATTAGGCTAAAAGCCCAGGTTGATTAGACTAATCGTTAGGAGAGAATAGGAAACTTGATAGACAAAAAGAAGAAGTATATTAATTGAAAAACGAATACTAGTAAATTTATGAACAATTTAAAATTATATATCGCCCGTGACGAAGGCAAATGGGATGAAGATGTACAAAAGGCAGGAGAACTGAACCTGTTCTATGATACCCCAGAACTTCTGTTTGATATAGACAAACGAATATCATATTGGGGTAATTCCCGAAAGATAGCGAATATTCCCTCTTATATGTATCCTCAAATCAAGGATAAGGAGTGTTATGTTTTCAACAATCTTGAATTATACCAAAGTTTTAACTAATAAGAGAGAGGATAGGCAGTTAGCCTATCTTCTCTTTTCGTATTTTCTTTTCATCTTTCTTCTTTCCACCCGTGTCATTCCCATGCTTTGAGCAATACCGAACAGTATTTCCTTTTCCGAATCGTTAAGCATATCATATACTTCTTCTTTGCTTTTTCCGCTAATCCTAGCCATAAAAATCTTTTTCATAATGATTTATTTTAGTTTTTTCTTACAACAATCGCAAATCTCGTCTTTTATAGGTTTTGTAAATAAAGCACCTACATATCCTGCAAGGTATCCGGCTTCTTCTGATGAAGGCTTTATGCCATAATGATCAATTATATGACCAATCATGTGTTGTTTTTCATGCTCCAGTTTATTCATAAATTCTTCATCAGACGTACTGTGACTGATAATAATTACAGTGCACTTATTGTTTGAATACGTTACACCGTAATTGTATTTTTCAGTCTTTATCTTATCCGTTATCCTGTTCAGCAAATGAAAAGGACAGCCAATATATTCCAGTCTGTATATCGCTCTTAAATAAGAGTATTTATCCACAGAATAGAATACATCAACCGTCCAATCATATTCCTCAATGTATAGTCTTTGTCGTACCATAGCAATCAGATATAATCCTCCCAAGAGAAAGGTGTTCCACAAGCTATACATTTTGCGTAATACTCGTCAAGAGCACGGGTAGGGCTTCCGTCAACATCGTCAAGATAGTCTTTTACAAACATACAGGCATATTGCTCATTGACTATGGATGAACCCATATAGTCGGCACGTACCATATTCAATACATAAACCTTGTTGTATTCCACATCATTCTTCAACTCAACATTGAATTGCTTCATTAATGTTTCCACTTGATCCTTGTCATACGGGTGTATTTTGTTTCCGTTCCTGTCTTTCATTTTGGAAACGGCATATTCACATAATTTCTTAGAGAAGTTCCATCCGTGTTCTGCAAGATATTTTTCCATTCCCGAAGGAAGTTTCTCATATACATCTAATCTCGTTCTTTCCATAGCTTTTGTTTTTAAAAAGATAGCCCGTAGCAAACCACTACGGGCTTAAACCAATTTAATTAGCGTCTACGTCTGGCGTAAGGACCAGTACCTTTGACTCCGCGTCTTTCTCCGTACTCATCATCATCATCCCAAATACGCCCATCATCGTCCATTCTTCTACGCATTCCACGTTCACCATAGCGATCTTCCATTTCTTCCATAGCGTCACGATAACCTTCTTTATACGCTTTTTCTAATTCCCGGTCCATATCTTCACCTTCAAAGCTACGGCCCATTCCATATACTTTCCAACCCATAGTATTTATTTTTTATTGTTGTTGTTATTATTATTGTTTGTATGTTGCACGTCAGGCAATTTGATACCAGAAGCAGCAAGTTGTGCAAGTATATCCTTTATCTGTGACAATTCACCTTTAAGTTCCTTCATCTCCTTGTCCTGCTGTGCCTTTTCGGCAAATGCAGGATTCAACGCTGTAAGCATCTCATCGCAGCTTTTGATTACTTTCTGATGGTATTCCACAGATTCCACAACCCTTACACTACTTATTTTCATTGCTTCTATCTCTGCATTGATGGCATCCTTGCTTTCCGATACAACCACATTTCCGCCTACTTGGGAAAAGTCTGCTATACTAAGATTGGCTGGCAACTTTTGAAAATCAAGAGTATCATCTCCAACCTTAACTTTCACATCCACAACCATTTCATTTTGCGGAAGAGGATATGCTGTATATCCGTTCTGATATTTAGGGACAGGATTTGAAACACTTACCACAGTGCCCACATCACATCTTGGGTTTTCCCCTTTATGCAATATGAAAAACTGCTGTCCTTGTCGTATTGATTGAAACATACTTATTCTAACTTTTTAATATCATTTTACAGTGCTTCTAGCCTGTGCGGCAGTAGCAGGTGCAACGATATGATTAACTACTTGAAATATCCCATTACATTTGTCGTAATAGACAAAGTATTTATTCCCCTGTGAAATTTCACTAGACGGAATCTGATCTCCCGAACCGTTTACCAAAGGAACCTTGCTTGTGGATGTTGATGTGGTATTTGTCAGTGTGGTAGCCACAGAAACAAGATACCCGTCAGATCCGGCAGCAGGAACATGATTTACACTCAAGAGCAAAATACCTTGATTTGGCAATCGCCTGAACAGGCACGGGCTAATACCATAGATAACCTCTGAATTTGTCGTGTCTGTTGTTACAGAAGATGTCCGAACAAACGGTATCCCTCCAAAGTCAAGTCTATGTACCCCTCTAAAACGGTTGGCATTATATCCCATCATATAAGGATTAAAAAAATAACTCATAACTTTTCCCTTTCTTTAAAATTTTAATATATTTGCATCGGGATAGATAGGAGTAATTAACCTATCGAAAAGGGTTCGCTAACGCCCTTCCCTCCTTTTTCTATGTTAGCATCACTAAAACTAGTTAGCAATGACAAACAAAGAATTTATTAAGAGCATCTCCTTGGAGGGAGAAATTTGGAAGGACGTAATCGGATATGAAGGAACATATATGGTTTCTTCAAAAGGACGTATTTGCTCCCTAGGTAGACTATTGATTAATTCAAAAGGCATTAAAAGATGGTGGAAGCCACATATTATGAAACAGTCTAATGATGGAAAAGGATATTTTATTGTAAATTTATGGTTAAATAATCATAGTAAAATATGTTATGTCCATAGATTAGTTGCTACATCATTTATAGATAATGTTAATCATTATGACCAAGTAGATCATATTGATGGAAATCCTAAAAATAATAATGTTTATAATCTAAGATTTTGTACTCAAAAAATGAATTTAAACTATCCTTTAGCTCGTAAACATAATTCAGAATCCCAAAAAAGAAGATTAATGCTCTTTCATCCAAATTCAAAGAATGTAGTAGGAATAAATACTACTAATAATTCAGATATAATCTTTTTGAAATCACAATCTGAATCAAAAAAACTAGGATTTATCCCTTCTTGTGTTTCTTTATGTTGCAGAAATAAGATCAATCAACATAAAGGATATAAATGGATGTTTTTATCCGATTACGAATCCCAATTCAATAAGTCAAAGAACTCTTAACTACATTTTAGCAATTGCAACCACAGTTGTCACCAGCAGCGTAACCTGCACCAAAACCAGCCATAAACGGATAACCATATCCACAACCGCAATTTGGATTTGGCACAAAATATGCTGGAACAGGGGCGGGTGCTCTAAGCTGTCCAACGATATTAGCAGTCTGTGCCTGCTGAGAAGCAGCTAAAGCTAAATTGCTATTTTCCTGTCTCAGAGCATCAATCTTGTTTTGCATTTCACGCATTTCAAGCTGACAGAACTTGTCATTGATGATTGCGCTTTGAGCATCAATCTTAGCAGATATGATGTTGAACTGAGTGTTTGCATTGCTAGTCAGAGTGTTGGTCTGCTCTACAGTAGCCAATCGGCTATCGCATCCTTGACGTTCGATAGCGGTACGGATATCACAGCAGCAAGAAGCAAGCTGAGAACCTATAGCTGCGCTATTGGACTGAATTGAATTGATAATCTGTTGAGAAGAAAGACCTACCTGATTACCAACTTGCTGAATCTGTCCTTGAATCTGGCAGATAGCATTTTGCAACTGTTGAGTAGAGCAACTCAAAGAGCTAGCCAACTGATTGATAGCTGATCCGTTTCCTTGAATAGCATTCATCAACAACTCACGTCCTGCATCATTATTCAATTGAGCAGGTATACCATTTGCTCCGTTGCCAAATCCATTTCCGAATCCGTTACCACCCCACAGGAAGAAGAGCAGGATAATCCAGATCCAATAACAACCAGCACCACCCCAAGCGTCTTGATTTCTGTTACCATTCATCAAGGCTGCTACAAGATTGGGGTCTAATCCTTTATTCTGCAACAGTGCAGGAATCATTGACATAATACCTGCGCTTTCTCCGGCGGCAGGATTGTCGAACATAAAAATTTTGTCTGAACCCATAATATTGTAATTTAATGTGTGTGTATTATAACTCCCGTAAAGACTGTGCACTCATCTTTACGAAAGTAAATTTACAACATGGATGGTCTAAACAAAAATAAAAATTTCGTAGTATAACTTATTGTGTTTCAGATAGTTTAAACTTGTTAAAATAAGTTATTTACTTGTGAGTTGTTTTTCCTATTCGTATATTAGCGCAATAATTTTAAAATAGAGGAATTGAAGATGAAAGAATTAAAAAAATGGAATAATAATCCAATAAAGATTACGTATTTAATACCTAGTGGAAACAAGTACGCTTATATAAAATTAGGTGACACTGTTGATCTGATGAACGGAACATATAAAATAACCGCTTTGGATAATGAAGAAAACATTTTCCAAGCGGTTAATATGGAGAATAAAGATGATTGTGTTACAATGTATGCGTATGAGGTTGTCTAGTTTTTAGTCTTGTATTTGCCCCTTGACTTCTTTGGACGTAAGCCCGTTATTTTTAAGAGCATCCAATGTTTCTTTCAAATAAACGGGTTTTGTCATTCCTTGTACTCTCACGGGAGATAATAACGGTTGTACGGGATGAAATTTAGTGCCTTTATATGTAAGTCTTGCAAACTCTGTGTCGCTCACATCAAGGTACTTTATGGCATTTTCTCTATCAAAATAAGACGGTATGATAGTGGATTTGTTTATCGCATCAGTTAGAAAGTTAAACTGGTCTGCATTAACATTTGAATTTCCACTTTTCAATGCTAGAGATATCCCGTCAAGTAAGGAAGCTAATATAGTGTTATAATTCATGCCCATGACTTACTCGATAGATGATATGTTTGCTGTTCCTGTAATATTTACTTTGCTTCCCGGTGTGACTGAAAAATATTCTACCGTTCCTGCTGGAAGAAGCATTCCTGTTGGTGCTATTCTGCTTGATCTGCTTTTCGTTTCCTGTACCAATGAGATACGGCATCCATCCGATGTCGCTACTCTTATAAGGTTTGACAATGCTATGTATTCCTTATCGGTTACATCTTCCGATGCTGATATTCTTGCAGCTACGATACCTTTTAACGCTTCATCCTTTGAAGCGTTTTTGGTGGAGAAATACCCACCTATCTGTTGTTTATCATTGTTCTCCATATCCTTTCAAGTAAGATTGTTTCACACTTTCGGCAAACTCGTTCAGCTTTACATAATCCGGGTCAAGTTTGTTTAAAATACCTTTTCTGAGAGCCGCTTCTTCCTCTCCGTTTGGAAATTCATCCTTTATGGCGGCATCTACCGTTTTGTCGTATGATACAGGGTTCTTTACACGCTGTACATCGGCTTTCCACTTTTTGACGAACTTTTCCTGTACAATATTTCCCATATCGTCCGTTTCGGGTTCGTCAACTTGTTCAATGTTTAAATGAACATTGCTATATCCAGTGCCTAAATCAAAGATAAAGGCAGGCTTCTCGTCAAAAATCAAACCTCTTTCCATAGGTAATTATATACAATTAATTAGTTATAAATGCCATTTTTAATGCAAATATAGCAAAATTATTTGTATTACTCTAATAAAACTATCGCATTTGGTTATATTTTTAATTATGCAAACTTAAACATTATTAATGGCATTAATGCACATCTTCACACACACATTTTAAAACGTTAATCCGTTCTGGACGATACCAACGCCCGCTATCGGCTATCATGAAAGAGTCACCGAATACTTTTCTACCTATATTAAGCGCACCGTTGACATCGGCATTGACACGGCAGATAGAGCAAAGCCTGTCGGAATGGTTGATGTCAAATTTATAAACTAATTGCATATTAGTGTTTGTTTGTTCATTAATGCCATTAATATATTTTGCAAGTTTTGGGAGGGGGATTTTTCACTTCGTGAAAAATTAGGGTTGGGTTATTGTACAACGAAAGCCGCCACCGATGCCCGCGCTCGTATACGAAGGGTCACTGCGCGCATGACCAGCCCGCAGAGAACAAATGTCGTTGGACGACGCACCACCAAAGTAAACACCACGCCTTCCAATCTTACCCGAACCTGCATTTCCCGTAAACCAGTTGTAATGGCATTCCCCCGTGTGAAGATTGCTTCCCTTGACCTCTCCAATAAGAGAGTTCTTAAAGTTCTTCGTTATGTATCCTTCACCTCTAGCCATAGAACCGACAAATTCATATGTATTCTCAAAACCGTAAGATTCCCTAGGATTCTTTTCTGTGGCTACATTGTCCGTAGTCAGATTGTTCACGTCATAGGTCTGATAGATGTCTATGGATGTAGAATCGTGCATGACACAATCTATCCCACTGTACCACATCCATATATCTCCCCACCAGGCAATACGTCCGCGAATGATAGGCTGTGTGAAGCATATCTCTATTTCACGGTTTGTAACTGCCGCATTGTCAGGAATACTCCATCCGCTAGTTACAGTTGCATTGACAAACTTGGCTACGATACCCGACATCTCCCCGTCAGCCAATCCGTTATGACCTTGGAAGTTGTAGTATTTGTATTTTGTGCTTTCATATTCAAACTCGGTGTCGGGAGCGACATTGTGTTCCTTTGCGTATGACATGGCAAGCTGTGCTTCAAACATCTTCATGCAAGGACGGTAGTTGTTTATGAGTTGGGAGAAATTGTAAGTCGTTCCTGTTTCGGACGCTTTAAATCCTTTCCCGTTCATCTTGTAATACACATAGGTCTGACCGTCCGCCTTCTTGAATCTGATGCCTGTCATTTTTCCCCAGCTTGACGCATCGGGGGCTGAATCGTTGGATGATATTCCTTTTCCGCAAACAGACTGTGCGTGCAGGTCTTTTGTCCTGAACTTAATGAACAGAAGCGTGCACCATACTTCAAGGTCAAGGGCGAACGCATTGGCGTAAGGATAGTTCTTCGTGATGTCCGGGTTCTTTGCCCTAGCGTATTTCTCGTAATCAAAACGTGACACGTTTGTCGTAGGCCATCCATTTCCTTCCATTATGTTCACGCCTAGATTTCCTGCTGTTGTTGTTCCTTTTACCGTGTTGTCAAAAATAGATCTCTGCTTCCCCTCCTTTATCGTGGAGTAACCGATACTCATTCCGAACGGTTTTATCTCTATGGCCGTATCGCCACCGTATGTAAACGGAGCGTCACTGACGAGCCTTCTTTCGTATGTATCATCCGTTCCTCCGTTGATTACCCAGAAAGACTTGGTGTTTACAAGCATAATATCGCTTCCGTCATCTGTTACATCATCTCCGTTAATAACAATATTTGACGGGCTACCGTCAGCCATTTTGAAGAAATTGGTCTGGTCAAGAAATCCGACTACCTTACCGTCTTTTACCTTTGCCGCACGGAAAGAGTTGAGGATGGGATGAGATGTCTTGAACTCTTCCTTTCCTATCCATGTCTGAAATACAGGGTCTGTCTGTCCTCTTCTCATTTCCACTCCATATATATTCCCCTGCTGCATCTTTATCTGTTCGAGAAGCGTTTTGTAGTCATTGGTGAAATCATTTGTGGATAACTCCTTACCGTCCACCTTGTCTACCTTCTTGTCCAATGCAGTTTTCTGTGCGGTGGATACAGGCTTTTCTGCATCGGACGTATTGTCCACATTAGACAGACCTATATTGTCTTTCGTTATATTGACATTCCCTGTCCTGTAAGACTGTTCGGCATTACCTTTCACGCCTATGACGGTATTCCTCTGTGCGCCTTTCTCTATCCCGTCAAGTTTATCTTTCAACTGGGTAGTAAAGTTATTGTCGGTATGCACATAATTTTCGTCCTTTACCATACCCTGTCTTATCTTGGACACCGTGACGGATTTGTTCTCTTTAGGGTCCCCTGTCACGCATGGTATCATCTCTTCTCCCGTAGCGGTTTCAACGGGAGGCATCTGTGAAATTTTAAGATTATCTTCCATTATATTATTGCGTTAATATTAAACCATCGTTTTCAAGCAATATGCTGTATCCATTTTCAGTGATTACGGTATTCCGAAGAACCTCTAGCGTTATCCTTGAATCAGCAAGCTTCCATGAATTGTCAGAAAACGGCATATACCCGTCTTTCTTTACAGACAGCGACATCGTGCCATTTACCATACCTCGTACTTTTACCGTACCGTCAGACAATGTTTTGTACTGTACACCTTCCACCGCGACCGTTGCGTCTTGTATGGGTAAGCCTGATACGTCAACCACCGTTATCGTTACGATAGCCTTCGGTATATAGTAGTCAATCAAATCCTGCTCGGTGAATCCGTCATTCTGTTTGGTGGGGACGGAATCGAACCCGATGGAGTTGTAGAAAGCTGAACTAATCCATCCGCTATCATGGTCAGTATTGCTAAAGAATACAGGAGTTTTAGTTTTATCACCTGTCACATCATTGTTTACTATGGTGATTATTTGCTTTTTGTTTAACAAAGCGGAAACTATTGTAGATTCATTCAGTGTTCCATCAATATAGGTCTTGCCGTTTGAGTTCCTACTATTATAAGCAATACTACCTTTGTCATTGAATACGGCAAACAGCCAAGGCTCGATTATATCTAATCTTTGGTCATAAATAAATTTCCCATCAACAAATGGATTAACCGTCATAAACAGCATCTTAACTCCCTGTGACAAATTCTGCACCTGCCCATAATCATCCACTCCGTCAGTTACTAGGGCATTAGGGTAGACTTCCTTTAATTCAATAATTACATCTGTATTAGGGTTGCTATAATCATCCGCATATAATTTAAATCCATATGGCACAGCCACATCACCCGAACCAAATTCATATTCTCCATCTTCATATATAGACTTGTCCGATGGAGCCACATCACCCGAACCAAATTCAAGTCTGTAACCACTTTTCATCCCTGTAACAGTAGCTTTGAATTTAACCTTAACTGAACTAGTAGCAGTGTACAATCCACTCACTGAGCCTTTAAGCATGGGGTTATATGTGTGGTTATTTATAAGGTTTCCATTTTGAGGTGATGAAATCCATATAGAATTATCGGAGAAATTAGTTTCATACCCTCCCACACCGCTCATTGCGGCAAACAGAAAATTATTCAATTTAAGCGGTCTGTTGTTTCCACTGAAATCCTGCAAGTATGGATTGGCTTTTAGTATCTCGTTGGTAGCACCTTGTTTTTGTACATCGTACCAGAACACCATGTGTTTTGGTATCCATTTTTCTATCACCTTGTTTATATCGGTTTTTCCTGTACCTGCCGACTTGACAAGTCCAAGTTTTCCTATGTTAAAAAGCCCTATCTTTCTCATATTTCTCCCATTTTAGCCCATTCCTCAGATAAAAGCAGCTTCTCAAACTCTCTTGTGCCCGTGTCGTATGTGTCGTAAGGGAAAGGGTGTTCCGTTCCGTCCTCAGGTAACGTCATAGGCATCACTTCAATAACCTTATTGGTATGGATCATATAATACATCCCGTCTGTCGATTGTCTGAAAACGGACAGATCATCTTCCGAAAACATAATCTCGGCATCTATTTTTGGTACTATAGAAAACTGCATATTATGAATTTTATCTACTATCGCAAAGATAATTAAAAAATAGTTAAACGTATTGGTTGCATATGGATTTATGTCGTATATTTGCTGAAAATTTAAAAAAAATATACCGATGAATGTATTAAGCCTTTTCGATGGAATGTCGTGCGGACAAATAACACTTTCCGAACTTGGCATTCCTGTAGAAAAATATTATGCGTCCGAAGTGGACAAGTTTGCCATAAAGGCAACCATGCAGAACTTTCCTGACACCATACAGCTTGGTGATGTAAGAGAACTTGAAGTAAGCAGACTGGATAAGATAGACTTGATAATCGGAGGATCTCCATGCACAAACCTGTCCATGTCCGGCAAGAGAAAAGGGCTTTCAACGAAAGAAGGCATGGAGGTTTTAGACTTGCAAACGTATCTTGAATTGAAGGAGAACGGTTTCGAGTTTGAAGGGCAATCCTATCTGTTTTGGGAATACATACGTATATACCACGAACTTATTGAGCGTGGTGACAATCCCAAGTTCTTTCTTGAAAATGTGGAAATGGGAAAGAAATGGGAATCTGTGTTCAATGAAACAATGGGTAGGAAAGGAATACATATTAACTCCGCCCTTGTATCGGCACAAAACAGAAAGCGTATATACTGGACGGATATCCATGACGATATTCCACAGCCGGAAGATAGGGGAATATTGTTAAGGGATATTCTTGAAGAAGAGGTTGATGAAAAATATTTCTTGTCTGACAAGATGATTGAATGCTTGAAGGGCAGAGTAAAGATGGAAAATGATCCGATATGTGTTGCGATGCGAGGGCGTGAATCAGCCTGCCTTACAACCGTACAAAAGGATAACCTGATAATTGTTTCGGGAACGATACGTGCATTTGGAGGAAAATACTTCCGTGAAATAAAATCGGGCAAATCATGTACACTGCTGGCAAGGGCTAGAAATGACGGAAACGCACAACCATGCGTTCAAATTGGTGAAAAAATTAGACGTCTTACCCCCACCGAGTGCGCACGACTTCAAACCGTTCCCGAATGGTATATATGGGATGGAATATCCGATACACAGCGTTACAAGATGCTTGGGAACGGATGGAATATAGAAACAATCAAACATATCTTTAAATATATTGAAAAATGAACGTATTGAGTTTATGTGACGGGATAGCTTGCGGACGTATTGCACTGGAAAGAGCAGGCATAAAGGTAGACAAGTATTACGCAAGCGAAATAAACGAAGGCATTTATAACCAATTAAACACTATTTAACTAAATTGGTATCACCCTTGGTAGAAGGGATTGAGGACGTGGAGTGGTCGGCAGTAGCCGAGGCGGTGAAGCGTCAATATGTATGTGTATAATTAACTGTATATAATTACCTAGTTAAACGTATTGGTTACATACGGTTTTATGTCGTATATTTGCTGAAAATTAAAAAAAAATATAGCGATGAACCCGATAGTTAGTCATATTTTTGCATTCCTTTGCGGATGCTCGTTTGTCATACTTGGAGCAATTTATATTGGAACGAAAGGAGATTGAACGATGGAACGTGTAACGGATAATGTTTCGGTTGAAAAAGCAACAGAAGTTCTCTCTTCCGTATTAGATAATTGGGTGCATGGCGGTGATGCAGACTGTATCATTGCGGAGTTTGAGGAAAAACTAATGAAAACGAAATAAACACTCCCCCTTACTGATAAACGGTAAGGGGGAGGATTGTGATTATAACCCCGGACTCATAGAAATAAGCAATGTACTATCTTTATATGCAGCACTGTTAAGGCTTACCCATACCCTTGCAGTTCCTGCATTAATCAGTTCCGATGATATTAATATTCTCACCTTCTTGTCAATGCTGGAATTGGCGGATACTGAAAAATCCTCTATTGTTTCTCTTGATTCACCTATAACCATAGGATCTTCAAATTTCTTACTTGCAAACCTAGACATACAACTATTATTACGGAAAGAAATAGAACTACTCGAACCGTTTCTCACTCTTACGGTAACTTCAATATATCCCATAACGGATGGCATCACTCCACCAATTATTGTTATGCTTACGTAAGAATCAACTATCTCTATATCTCTTTTACTTACCATTGGTACGGAATATGCTATATGAGCAATATCGGGATCATCCTGCTTCAATATAGCTGTACTAAGGAAAGGATAAACTTCCCAATCACCAGCAGTCATACCCCACGAGTTTACAGTCACCATAGCGTATCCTGTTCCTATCTTCTTGTCGGCAGTAACACGTCTGGACATCTGACTGGTCTTGTGCTTAACGTAGACACCAAAATAGCAATCGGATATCTCTGCAAAGTCACCCATGTTAAGATAATCAGTATCATGCCCCTCCGATGGCATCATTATAGCCGCAGAACAGACAAAATTACTACTTGTAAACTGATTGATAGCAGTGTCTGGGCATGAGAACCCACTTATCGGTGCACTGGCACGATGATTGTACCCGTTAAAGTCGGTAAGACGACATGGGAACTTACCACCTGCCGGTGGGGTGTATTCCCATCCGTTCATACTTCCATCAGCGTGTTTTGGCGCATCCCAGTACCCTGCCATTTGAAAAGGTTTGACACCACAGTTCCCATCCCATCCTTGCCACCATTTTTCATTCGCACCCGGTGCAAGGCTTTCGTAACGTACAGGCTTGTACCGTGCCCACGGGTTTATTTTCCCGTGGGTATTTGCACAAGCATACCCTAACTCATAACCATCACTAGTAGGACCGATACCAAGGGTGGCGTAAACGTCACCAGCAAGGTTTATCGGGGCTGTAATCTTTCCGTTAGAATGACTCATAATATTTTTTTATTTATTTATTGTTAATTCCTAATCTCTTTTCCAATTCTCTTACTCTTTTCTTTAATCTTGTAACCTCATCATCTACTTCCTGCAAACCTTTCCACACAACAGGGATAAGTCTTTCATAATCTATGGTGTAATAGTCCTTGAATATGTCACTGACCCACTGACTGTAACCGCCGGAAAGTAAATCCTGGGCGATAAGACCATAATTCCATTTTTTATGATTGAATATATCGGAATTTCTCTTGGCAAGATTGTTCCAGTGATATTTTACGCTCCGGAATTTGCGGATAATACCCATAGCGTCATAACCCTGTATGTCGGTTTTCAGTCTTATATCCGAAGAGGACGCTTTGGCTGTAATTGCTCCAGTGGCTATGATATTCCCATTAGATTTTATAGAACCATTCACCGTCAATTTATATCCCGTGTCACCGCCATCTGGATTTTGCCCAATATATACTTGCCCACCCCTTGGTTGGAGCGATAAGTTACATCTTGATTGATACTGCGTAGGATAACTATGAGATTGTCCGTCTGTCGTATCAATAGAAGTCTGCAAACATATATTTCCGTCACTTCTTGCATCAGTTATACGCCCACTGTAAACCTTTAATGTAGCATCTCCAGTTAGCACAAATATACTTGTTGAAGTCATTTGCCCACCAACATCTCCAGAACCATTAAACGGCTGACCAAAAATATTTCTAGTATTGACAAGAATATTTGCCGCATTGGAAAGACCTGCTATTCCTGCAACAACAGTGTATTTTGAACCTCTAGGTGTTCCCGTAGTGCCATTATGTTGTGTAGTCACAGTTCCATAAGGGTCTTCTTCCAATATCTTTACCATAATAAACGGGTCATAGGTTGTCCTTACACATTTCATCCATACTCTCCATGTTATGCCATCATCCGTTGTACATCTTAATTCGGGAAGCCAACTACGTCCAAAGTTTGTCACATAGAAAATACAACCTGCATTGTTATTTGAATCTCTTCTTATTCTAAGAACTGCACGCCCACTCATATCACCGCCCGTCTCCACTCTACATAAGTCAAATATTACGTGTGCTGCTAATTGGGTTTGTCCACTAGGAATCACGAACCTTAAAAACTCTATGTAATCATATTCATTATATTGATGAACATAATTACCATATCCACGATCCTGATAAAATTCCCCATGATGTCCGTCCAGTAAATCCGCGTTCAAGTTGGTATTCAATGTAGTGGAATTGCATTGGTAAGGCTGCGTGCCTGTGCCTACGGTGGACACAAACCTTCTAGATTCAGCATAATTACCTATTACAACCTTATTATCGTACAGTCTGATATTACATAATACATTATTGCTTGAATCTCTTGATTCAATCCAAGCATAACTTCCACCGCCCAATACCAACCGTCTAGCCGAATCCCAGTTTGCAGCAAGATAACCATTATGGGAAGTAATGTTGCTGTGTACATCTAATACCCCTGTTCTTACATTCAGCCACATGGCATTGTTTCCTTGTCTTACACCGATGGTAGAATCTATCGTAGGATACCAACCAATTCCATACCATGAGCCGAAACGTAAATTTGCATCGGTTGAAGAAGCTGTGTCTGCTCCACCATGAATCCAATTACCCGAAGTTTTAACCACTCTTGTTCCATTAGGAATATAAAATCCTTTGTTGGTATCCATCGCCAAATCCCCTGTCATGGTATCTCCGGTTACATTGACATAACGTCCATCAAAATCAGAAAGGTGCAATCCATCAACCATGTCTGCATTAAGATTACCTACAACAGTGTTACTTACCACAATAAATGGAGCAGTGCCACTTGCTACGGTAGAAGTAAGCTGACCGCTCATCGTTATGTTACCTACGCCCGTCATGTTTCCGCTTACGTTAGCCGTACCATCAAATGACTGCCCCCATAAAGTCCTTGGGGTTTGCAATTTTTTGGCAACCTCAGAAGAGTTCTGCAAGGGCGCAAATACAGGATTAACATAAGTGCTCCATGACGGTGCTTTTGTATCTGCTTGGTATAGCGTTATATTCGTATTAGCCCATCCGCTTCGGTCATGGCTGTATAACAGATTGGCTTGTATTATGGAATAGTTGCTTCCACCATAACAGTACAGTTCTATGTTTTTCTTTTCCGCATCATGATAGATACGTATGTTTGACCTATTGATATTGTATGACACCATCAACTGACCTTGCACATAAGACATACCCCTAGTTCTAACAACTAACAGACCAAACAAATCACTAAAGGATGAGTGCAGCACAAAGCAAACGTCTGTCATTATTTCCGTATTACTTATGGAGTATGTAGCTATTCTACACCATGCAGGTTCAGTATCATGTACCGTATATCCGTATTTTATAAGGGCGTTTGATGTGCCGAACGCATGGTATCCGTCCAACAAATCCGCGCTTAGATTATCTACGGTTGTATTGCTTGAAACTATCAACGGTGATAACCCTGTGGCAACAGTTGACATGAATCTTGGTGCTCTTACATCATTTGGAGTAACACGTAAAACCAGCTTGTTGTTATGGTCTACGACACCAAATCCTGCACTATCCGTACTACTTCCTCTAAGGTTTCCTATATACCAGTATGTGTCATACCAGTTGAACCTTAACCCGTTTCTTATAGAAGTAACCCCTCCATCATCGTTCCTGATAACTCCGTTATCTTTATAGATATTGGTAATATCACAATTTTCCAATCCCTTGAATACGATTGATCCGGGAGAAGATGCGGATGTAAGTGTTCCGGTCATAGTATCGCCAGTCTTTTTCACCCATCTACCGTCCAATACGGAAGTAGGGATATGGCTTGCGTCTATGACTTTACTTGAATCAGCCTTTTTCAATTCAGCCCACATAGCGTCAGCGTCAAGTCCTCCCTGCCCGGCCATGTCGTACAGTTTCTTTATCGTGTACGCATTAAACGTATTGTCAAGGTCTGAATCGGAGAAGGTTGTGCCGTCAGTAAGGTTTGCGAAGCTGTAAACGGTATTTACAACACCGCTACCACCACCGCTACCACCTGTTTTCACTCCAAGAGCAGATACCCAACCGTCCGAGTAGAATCCTACCGTGTTTCCGTCTGTCCTATGTTTTACTCTCAGAGCCTTGTTTGCCGAATCGTAAACAAGTTGGGCATCTCCTATCGTAATGGTATTTGTTGACACTGATGGTGCTTGAACATTTCCTTCCTTATTAATCCAAACAGCACCTTCCGTATTATTGTGCCCATTAGGTCTTAGATTTATTTCGCCATTTCCAAAGCTAGCTAGTATTGTATGACCGTCTGAATTTCTTAATGCTACATTTCCATCGGGATATGTTATACCACCGTTATTATTGAAAACTATATTCTGACTAAACGTTTTTCTTCCCGAAATAGTCTGAGCAGTAGTCAAGGTGACGGCATCAGTAATCCCGTACCCTGCCAGTGTGGTAGGATTATCACCGACTGTAACACGCCCGTAGGTGTCTACTGTAACTTTCGTATATGTACCAGCCTTCACCCCTGTGGTGGCTAGTGACAATGTGCGGTTTGCGGACAGGTTTCCACCTCCCGTAAGACCAGTTCCTGCGCTTATCGTTATGGTTTTGTCCGCTTTCAGTGCAAGAAGTTCGGCTAGGTTGTCGCTTTCCGTAAGACCGTCAAGGAACGCTTCAAGCTCTTTCCATTTGTTGATGATGTTATCGGCATCGCTTCCTTCTAGGAAGTTGTTCAGCTTATTGCTTAACTGTGTTACGGTATTTTTAAGCGTACCTAAGTCCTGTTGTCTTGCGAATATTTCCCCGAATACGGCAGTGATGGTTTTCCCGTCAGAACTAAGTGTCATGTCTGTTACGGCATTTCCACTTCCCGACTGGGTGATGTTCTTTATACCACCACCTTCCTTCGCCATTTTCCAAATCTCGTTTATCGTGTACGCATTAAACGTATTGTCAAGGTCTGAATCGGAGAAGGTTGTGCCGAGATTGGAAAAACCATATACGTTTTTCACAAGTCCGTCACCACCGCTACCACCGCTTCCTCCGGGAGATACGCCCAAAGCGGAAATCCATCCTCTAGTATAGAAGCCTATTTCCGTACTTCCATCTATATGCTCAAATGTGACTGCCTTGTTTACGGAATCATATATAATCTTTATATCGCCAACCTGCAACGCCTGTGTTTTCACCGTGCCGCTTATGTTGGCATCTACAGCATAAATATTCTCCCATCTCTTCGATTCAAGACCAAGTGTGGATGCGTTGTTCACGCTAGGAACTACATTTGCCGTAGAGAGTTGACCAGTGAATATCTTGCTTGCAGTTACTGTCTGTTCCGTATCAAGCGTTACAAATTTATTGTCAGGAAGATGGGATATGTGAATTTTCTTTGTCGGATCATCCTTTCCCAACTCCTGCCACAATTTGTCCGTATTCATTCCGCCTTCCTTGGCTAGCTTCCATATCTCGTTGATGGTATATGCGTTGAATGTATTGCTAAGGTTGGAATCGTCAAACGTCTTACCTAAATCGGCAAATCCGTACACGGCCTTAATCAGTCCGCCTTCTCCACCTCCCGGTTCTCCGCTACCACTCTGTGCGCCCAACGCTGATATCCATTGGTTTGTATAGAACGCTGACTTGCATCGTAACGCTTGGTTTACTTCATCCCATTCAAACCATCCGTTGAACTTCTGAAACGATGCAATAAGGTCATTAAGTAGCTGTTCAGAGAAAATATTTGTTCCGCTTCCCGTACCACTTCCACCTAATGTTACATTTGTCGTATTCTGTGTTGAAGCGGTCTGATTCTCCTGTGCCAGCCGTTCATAGAAAGACAGTATCTTTCTTCTTGCAATGGTGCATGAATATGACGGGAACATATTCTCCTTGGAATATTTAATTTCCAAAGACTGTATCTGCAACTGCATATCCACTATCTGACCGTTATCAGAGAAATCGAACACGCCTATTCCATCATCCCTTACCTTTAGCATATTTCCTTCTATGAAGTCAATGAAAAGGTTAGGATGCTCTGCGACAAATCCGCTAGATATGTCAAGTGAAACGGTTCGGTTCTCATGGTCATATCTTGACAGGTAGTCAAGAGCCGCCTTTTCAAGCGTGTTCTCAGCCATTGTCACATAAGATTCGGGCATGACGATATTCAGAATGACAAACTCCGTTCCTGCTGCAATTGAAGGAGATTTACCATCCGTATAAAGCGGAAGTTTGGCATTGTCGCTATCCGTTCTGTAACATGATATTTTATATCGTGCCCCCTTATTAAACATGGCAACATCCTCTTCCGTTTCCCCCGTATCACCGTTCACCTCACCGTAAAGAGGAATAATACCGTTTTTGTTTATCTTAAATTCCGTTCCCGTATAAGTTCCTGTACGCATACTGAACACTGCATCCGTCACAGAAGCGTATTTGTAATAGAACCTGTCCTGTGAACCGTCCTGATTACCGAAATGTATGTTACAGGTCATTTCCTCACTAAAGCCTATCTTACAGCTTCCGGCAGGAACGTCAGAATCAAACGTGAACTCAACACGTATGGTAACTGTCGTATTCTGACCTTTTTCTATATATCCTACAAGAGAGGTCTTGTCGTAAGGTATTTCAAGCATACCAGTAGCACCTTCCTCTCCGATAACAACCTCTTTCAAAGGAGAAGCCTGACCCAATACACGGTTCGTAACCATACGTAGATTAATCTTCACCTTTTTCCCTACAGCATCACTTCCTATAGGTAATATACTGAAAAGCATCTTCCCGGAGAATGTGGCAGTAACCTTTACAGGCTGGTCATAATATGCCCTTGTACCATATATATCAAAACTCTCAAAATCCCTGTACTTGTCAAACATAGCATGGGGCTTGTACTGGGGCTGCACGTTGTCATTTATCTTGTCGGATGAATCACCGTCCTCATATACCTTGTACCCTAGGTTGAATCCGGGAGAGGTCATATAAATGAAGAAACTGTCACTATCATCACTCTTTATAGGAGTAGAACCGATAATCTTGTCTATCCGTGTTGCTGCGCTCGCTCCCTCACCTGCCACCTTACCCGATTGAGGATCGGGTTCTCCGTCCGCCTTGTATGTATCCCATTCGGGAAGTCCTGACGGGTACAAATCACCAAGTTTTTTTCCTCTGATGGAAGGATATATCCCACTGAATGTATTTGATATGGTTTTTCCTCTCACACCATAGTTCTTCAATCCGTATTCGCTGTCAATATAATATCTTATATTCCCTGCGGAATCATTCGGAAGAAGGATGTACGGGCAATAGCGTGATTCATCGGCAGGCTTAGCGTCCTTCTTGTATTCGGGAGGAACGTTCCTGCTTCCGCCTTGTGGTATGATTCGGGTTATGACAGGTGTGCTTGTATCTACGGAAGAGGAAACTTTTACAGCACCCCCACCGTCACCCTGCTTGAACGTCCAGTTCACAGACGGTCTAGCCTTATCTGTAATGGTTATTATTCCTCCATTGGCTGTCGTAGAGAAATAATAGTTTAGATAAAACTTGTCATAGAAAAATTTCAATGCTTCAAACAGGTTGGTGCCATCGGTTATGTCAATCATATCCTCTGTCAGTTCGCCTTCTGCATCCACATTAAGCGTCCATGTGCCAATGCCTGTATATCCTGCACCCAATGACGCATTGTAAGATTCTATATTCGCTTCTATACGTGCTGCAAGCTGTTTTGCATCACCCCAAAACTGGAACAGACCGCCATGAGTGTATCTTATCTTATTTATCTCTCCACCTGTTCCGCTTACTATGTCAAGAAACGCTACATTCTGCAAAAGCACCTCCTTACCGTAAAACAGAAGGGAGTATTTGTATTTCCCTGCTTCGTTAAGATTATCTCCCGATGGGGCTTGGTACAGGATGAATGTATTACCGTTATATACGACTGTATCGTATTCCGATTCGCTCTTTGAGTTGTATGCCTTGAACTCTATCGGAACAACGGAAACGACTTCACAAGTCAATTTTCTCACTTCCTGCAAAGACGGGCTGTATGAAAAATCAGCACTCTCCGCAATAACCCTATTTCCTCTTTTAATCTGTAAAATCATTGGTCTTTAAAGCGTTGGTTGGTCAATACTGAAATTTAACGAAAATGTATAGGCGGACACAAGTCGGTCCGGGTTCTGCAAGTCCTGAACGTCCTGATAACTCATCTTTGCGCCTGTTTCAAAACCAGTGCATCTTATCACCTGCTTTGCCGATTCCCCCCATATATCATTCCATATAGAGAATGAGGATGAACCGTATGGAGTACCTTGTGCGGCAGGTATCACATTGGTTATATATGAATAGAACGAACGGATATTCGTCTTTACCGTTTCCACATCTCCCAAAGCGGCAAATGTTATGCTTCCTTCCGTTGGCTGGTAAACAGGCGTGACAGGTTCGTACACCTTCTGACCGTTCTTGTCATACCATTTTTCGGCATAGGCTTCCTTTCTTGTCGGCAAATCCCATAATCCCTTGCTTTCAAGTATATACAGCCTGTATGTGGCATACAAATCCTTTGCCGTATCGCTTCCTTTCTTTATAAAATATTTAGATATAGCCATTCGTGTACATTGTTTATTAGTGCAAAAATAACAAAAATAGTCTTAGAAACCATCTAGTTTTAAAAAATATTTTTCTATATTTGCATCACAATCGGTGCTTTGGATGAGTGGTTTAGTCAACGGTCTGCAAAACCGACAACAGCGGTTCGATTCCGCTAAGCACCTCAAGTTAGGTGGATTTTTTTTGTTCAGGCATTAATGTGCATTTTCACACACATTTTAGAACGTTAATCCGTTCGGTACGATACCAACGCCCACTATCAGTTATCATAAATGAATCACCGAATACTTTTCTACCGATATTAATCGCACCGTTGACATCGGCATTGACACGGCAGATAGCGCAAAGCCTGTCAGAATGGTTGATATCGAATTTATAAACTAATTGCATGTTAGCCAGTATTATGTTTTGCCAGTAAAAAGGAGAACAGGGAAGCCGTACTGACTTCAGCTTGTCGGAAGGTAGCTACTCCGTTCCTATCCCTGCATGGTGCAAATGTAATACTATATAACGATATTAGGAAATATTATGTGTTAAATTTTTGTAATAGTGTTCATTTGTTCATTAATGCCTTGTTCATAATCAATCTCAAACGCCCTGCCGACTGTGAAGCTAGCAGGGCGTTTATTTTAGTCAATTATAACTTTTATCGCATTTCCGCCTGACCTTGGGGCAATGGAAACGACACTTAGGAGTGCTGTCTTTATCGCCATAGTTGCGGCAAGCTGCTGCTTGAGAACTTCAAGCTGTGCCAGTTGTATGACTGTCATGTTTATTCCGCCCGTTCCTGCCGAACCACCGTTAAGTGATACCAACTGACGGAGTAGATCGCTTTGGACAACCATTTCGTATCTCATTCCGTTAAGATAACCCAATGCCTGGTTGAATGTATTCTCGTCAACTCCTGCAATGGCATTGGACAGACCTTCCGCATTTTCCTCCGTTTCAGTAAGCATACCACCAAGGGCGTTGTTTATCTCATTGACTACACCTCCGGCTTCCGCAAAGGCTGATTCCAATGAACCCATTACATTTCCTAGTATTATAAGTTCATCCTTATCTATCTTGTTATCCGCAAACATACCACCTTTACCGTCTGCTCCGAACAATGTGGTTTGTACCTGTTGCATTGCCTTTTCTATGTACTGTTGCTGTACCCAGCTTTTGACAACATCCCTCATAACGTCCGCTACGGTATCCTTGTACGCCTTGGCTGCATCTTCCCCTTTCAGCCATGCTTCGACAAGAGCGTCACCTATCTGGCTAGCCCAATCTTTCAAGTCAATGCTGTACAATTCGCTGGCAAGCGTTTCCGTATAATATCTTATCTCATACTCCAATTCTTTTATTGTCTGTTTGTAATCTTCTACTTTTTCTCTATCTGACTTTTTCTTATCTTCTTCGGCTGCTAGAATATCCTTTTGAATTTGCAACTGTTCTTTTAGGTTGGAAACCTGTTGGGATGTCACCTCATCAAGTTTTGCCGGGTCTATAATGTGCTCAAATTCCTTTTCAAGCATATTATAGATATTGGTCAACTTCTTTGATTCAAATTCAAGATTCTCTATATGCTTTTGAAGTCTTTTGTCATGCTGTCTGTTAAACGTAGCGATAACATCAAGCGGCATGGATATAGCCGAGCCTATCGCACCTGCAAAATCACCGCTTTTGAATGAATCCCATGATTTCTTCACTCCTTCATTCATAACGCCCATAGCTTCCGAGAACTGGTTCATCTCGCGCATGAAACCACTGTCAGTATCCTTACCCATAGAATCCATAAGGTTGGACACGGATGCGATTATCTGCTGCATGGCTTTTATGGCATTGTATATGTTGGTTATGATAAAGTCAATAAGATTCACCGTCTGCAAAGCGTTCTGTGCGGCAGCCATCATTCCTTTACCAGTCTTGACAGCTTCCTGTCCGCTCTTATATCTTGATTCGGCTTCCGACTTGGCACTCAACGCAGCGTTGGCAGCTTCTTCATCACCATTCTTCATCGCGTCCTCGTATGCCTTGGAAGCATTTTCGATGTCAGCCATAGCCTGTTGCATATCATTCATGCCTGCCATCATCTTTGACTTTCCTGCATCATAACGCTTGTTATACAGACCTTCAATACCTTCTTTCATGTACGTCTGCAAGTCAGACTGGTTATTCTTCATCATCTTCTCTATCTGCTTGTCCACACGTTCAAGTTCTTTCATGTATTCCTTTGCGCTGATAGCACCGGATCTAAATGCGCTGTTGAGCATTTCCCTTACCTTGTCAGCTACAGTATTTGCAGCTTCCATAGACATCGCTTCAACAGCACCGAAGAAGTTCTGATAGTCTGTGGTCAGCTTGAACAAGTCCATCTCTTCGCTTTTCTGCAATGCGGAAGATAATGATGTGTTGCCCATACCATTTGCCGTTTCAATCCTTTTTCGGTAATTCTCTCTGATAATATCAACCTGCGTATAGTAGTCACCATATTTTTCAAGGTCATTCGCATATTGTTTTGCCATCTCACCGAAATAGCCTTTCCATGCGTCAATCATTCCTTGTATAACCTCTTTCTGATCTTCTCCGATATTCTTATTCCCCTTAATTGCCTCCTGTATCTGATTTATATACTGGTTCATTGAGGTGAATGAAGATGTGTCGGGCACGACAGAAACGCCAAGGTCAAGATTCATTCCTGCCAATGCGGATTGCAGATTATTATATATACCTGCCGCAAAACTTTCAGCCATAGTGGATGTGTCACCACTAAACTGAACCGCAAGGTCTAAGGCAAGTTCGGAATCACCCGTTATCCCAAGTATGTCACTGTAAAAGTCATACTTGTTCCTGTATCTGTCAAACTCATCCGTAATTCTTTTCATTACCTTCTTGGCTGCATTAACATAAATTTCAGAGGACAATTCGGCTGCTTTCCTTGCATTTTTAACAGCATCCTGTGGAACACGTGTTTCCAATTCCTTTGCAGCCTTGTTATAATTGTCAACAATAGCCTGTTTGTCATATACAATATCCACGCCAAGTTTTAACGCCTGTGAACCGTAGATGGCTTCAATCTGCTTTTTGGCTTCTTCCTTACCTATGTTAATGCTCAAATCCTTGAACTTGGAATAGGCGGATTCAAGCAATGACAACCTGTTTTTCCAAAGGTCAGCAAGAGGATCTCTTTTTTGTGCTTCCTTCTTCTGTTTTTCTAGTTCAAGATTAAATTGTTTTGCTGTTCCTGTAGCTTTCGACATCGCTTCATTGGCAGCGTTAATCTCATATACCGTCTGTTGTACTTGCTCGGCTTCATAAGGGCTTACAATTCCTGTAATTTGATACTCATCTCCAAGTTTCTTGACCTTTCCTTGGCTAACATACATATCAATGGTACGCTGTAAATTTTCTATTGAACTTTTGGCGTCCTTATATTCCTGTTTTACCGATTTAAAGTAATCCTCCATAGATTTCACATCGGCAGCCTTTATAGCAATAGTCCATTTATGCCCTGTAATTTCGTCAAGAGATTTTTTCCATCCCGTCAAACCTTCTTGTGCTTCCTTATCGTCAAGACGTATTTGCACTTGCCATTCTTTTCCAGCCAAATCCTCAAATACTCTTGTAGCGTTTTCTCCAAATTCCTGTGCTTTAGTGAATTGTTCTATCTGGGATTTTAAAAAATACAATTGCACTTCATCGTTCAAATTAACACTTCCAAACGCATCAACCAATCGTTGTTCTACATATCTTGCAAACTTATTAAACGATAAGGATATTTTTGTCATTTTCCCTTGTATCCCTACTTCTAGTTTGTCATATTCCTTCAATAGGACATTGCTATCGAAACCAACCTTATCGGTAAACAACTGAAAGGAACCAGCACTTTTTGTTTCAACAGCCAAAGAACGTACCTTTTCTATTATTGTTGCAGCAGATACGCCCTTATTTATCAGTTCGTTTAATTCCGTAGTCCATTTTTCTGTATTATTACTAACCTTAGCTACTTCCTTTGCGGCATCTACCACTTCACCCCTAAATTGTTCTATACGATTTCCAGCAGCAGATAACGCCACAGCACTTTCTTCATAATCTTTCAACAATGTAGATAGTGAATCATCTTGCCAAAAGAAAGCGGATGTGTCGGATGCTTTATCTGCTTTAAGAAACATATCCGATTCAAGAATATTCAACTTATAAGCCGATTCTAATTGAGAAAGTGCTCTTTGTAAAAATTCTACACGCTTAACAGCATTATCTATTTCTTTATTTTGTTGAATAATATATTTTCCAATCTCACCATATTTAGACAATATTCCAGTCAGTGTTTCCTCATACGACTGCAACTGTTTCGTATCAAGCTGTTCAAGGTTTTCCGTGGTGAGTTTGTCGAAGTTTATCTTGTCAAGGTCTTTTTGCAAGTCACTGTATGATTCGCGGAAAGACTTTACACTGTCCTTTATCTTCTGATTGAACTCTTCCGAACGTGCAGACATCACATGAAACGCTTCCGCCACAAGTCCTGCAACGGTAAGTATCGTCATGAGCGGATTAGCCTTTATCGTAAGCCACAACGTTTTCAATGAATTTGTCAAACCGAATGTTGCCAGTTTGAATCTGTTCATCAACATTGTCGTTTTTGTCATAGACAACATTCTTGCAGCTTCCGCACCTGTCAGTTTAAGTTCGGTGACAAGAAGATGCCGTTCAGCCTGTGTCAGCATATTCGTGGCAAGAATACGTTTTGCCATCTCTGCCGACATCTTTCCCGAATTAACGGCAGCAGCTATCTCTACGGCAGACAGCTTGGATGCTGTAGCTATCTTCCATCTCTCGGCAGTAGTGAGCGTTCTGTACATCGAAGCCTGTTTAAGCAACTGTGCTTCCAGTAATTTCTCAGCCTTAATTGCATTAGTTGTTGCGACAACTTCTTTTCCCAGCATAGCCGTTCTAGCTAGCTGTAATCCTTTCAACGCGGCATATCCGACAGCAACGCCCTCTATTGCTTTAGAGAAGTATCTCCAGTTGTTCATCGCATCGGTTATGCTTCCAACAATTCCTTTCAGAACGGAATCATTCGCCTCACCTATGTCATTCATCATAATCTTGTATGAATCGGCTAGGTTGCTTACCATACCTTTCAAAGACGCAGCTTGTATTTCCTGCATTTTGTAGAACATACCACCATCTTCCGTCATTGTGGTAAACATCTCCCGAATATACTCAAAAGGAATCTGACGTGTTGATATGGCGTTGAACACATCATCAGTAGTTTGAGCCACGCCTCTTACTTCTTCCAGTTTCTTTCTCAATGCGTCCAATGCAGGAATACCGGCCTCTGTCAATTGGCGTAATTCCTGTCCTCTCAATACACCTGCGCTTCTTATCTGACCATAGGCAAGAATGATACGTCCCATATCAACGCCAAGACCTGCGGAAACGTCCGCAAGACTTTTCATTGTACCGTACAATTCGTTGACAGGTATCTGGAATGCAGCAAGCTGTTTGGTATATCCAACCAAATCGCTGAACTGGAAAGGAGATATTACAGCAAGACCCTTAATCTGACTGAATATCTGGTCTGCCCGTCTTGCATCCTGTATGATGGCACGCAATGACACCTGTTGTAACTCGAACTCTCCACGAATGGCAACAAGTTCCTGAAACATATCTCTGAAAAAGTAGAACCCGGCATAAGTCTTTATCGTATTGACAAACTCACGCATCATTCTGCTCTGCTTTGTCAGTTCCTCGGAAAACTCTTTTGAACTTGCAGCATTTTTCTGATTGGTCTGCTGCATCTTTGTTCCATAGGATGTGGCTTCATTTACAAACTTGTTGTGTTCCTGTATCTTCCTGTTGAGAAGAGTAATGGTACGGTTATAGTTTGCATCAGTCGTATTAAGTGCATTACGCCTGTTTGTCAATTCAGAAATAAGATTGTTAGCCTGATTGATAGATGTAGGATTGATATTAAGCAATTCATTCGTTGATGTTTTTCTTAAAGATGATTGCAACTTCTCCAATCTGCCTTGCAATTTCTGAATAAGAGCATCAGCCTTTGTTATCTGATTGCTGTTTAAAGGAACTTCAACCTTAAATTTATTCAATAGTTCAAGGCGTTTCTGTATGGCAGCAATTTTCTTGTTCAAGTCCTCAGCACTTTCCTCCGGCATACCAAGGGCAAGCTCAGACTGATCAGAAAGGTATTGTAGATTTTTCTGATTGGTCTGCTGCATCTTTGTTCCATAGGATATAGCTTCATTTACAAACTTGTTATGTTCCTCTATCTTCCTGTTGAGAAGAGTAAGGGTACGGTTATAGTTTGCGTCAGTCGTATTAAGCGCATTACGCCTGTTCGTTAATTCAGAAATAAGATTGTTAGCCTGATTGATAGACGTAGGATTGATGCTCAACAATTCATTCGTTGATGTTTTCGTCAAAGATGATTGCAACTTTTCCAATCTGCCTTGCAATTTCTGAATAAGAGCATCAGCCTTTGTTATCTGATTGCTGTTTAAAGGAACTTCAACCTTAAATTTATTCAATAGTTCAAGGCGTTTCTGTATGGCAGCAATTTTCTTGTTCAAGTCCTCAGCACTTTCCTCCGGCATACCAAGCGCAAGTCCAGACTGACCAGAAAGATATTGTAGATACTTCTGATTGGTCTGCTGCATCTTTTTATTCGCCTGCTCCTGCTTTGATGCTTGTCTATCCATCTCTTTTGTCCGTGCAATCTCCATCTCGTATTGCTGGCGTAGAAGGTTAAGTTCTCTCTCATCGGAAATGGACAATTTGGGCGCACTATTAGCAGTAAGGGAATATGCGGTTTTCAATCTGTTTAATTCAGCCACAAGATCACCTATCGCTTTCTTCTGACTTTCAAGATTGGCTTTTCTTGTAGCCATCCCCTTATCTCCGCCTGCATTTCCTAAGTTACGGTAAGTCTTTTCCAGTTTGTCATACTCTCTTGTCGCTTCGACAATCTTGTTTGACAATTCTTCCATCTGAACAAGTATATCCATTTTCTTGTTCGACTTCCCTTTCCCTACCTTGGATGCGTTTTCATTAGCTTCATTTATCTTATCTACAACCTCGCTAAGTTCGTCATTCATTTTGCCTATATCGGTCAACATAGGCTTGAAGGACATCTCCTGGTTAAAGGTGTCCTGCAACTTCTTCTGTATATCTTTTATCTGTTTGTCAAGACCGGAATCATCTAGACCGATCTTAAACTTTAATGCTCCTAAATCAACATCAGCCATAGTTATTATTTTTTAATTATTGCAAAAATAGCAAAAAATAAACACAAGAGCATGATTTACAACAAACAAAAATCCATTAGTATTTTTTAACATATTTAAAATGGTACTTAAAAACGATTATGTTATCTTTGCAATAAAATAATTTTTTAACTATGGCTATAGAAGAAAACAAAGTAACACTCGTTGGCGTAAATTCAGCCAGCGTAACATTCAGCAATGAAGCCAATGTGGGAAAACAATACAAGGTGAATGCGAATGTAAACGTATCAAACGGTAAAACCATTGATTCATTTGATGGCGGAGAGGTGAAGTCGTTGGAATCAGAGAACCAACTCGCTACATTCTATTTCAATCAGAACGGTGGTATCGCAATCAACTACAACGATCATCCCGACTTGGAAGCACAAATTGCTATCATTACTATCATCAACTCTTTCGTAACCGATGTTACAAAATACATTAACACGAAAGGCATCTCATCAGTTTCAATTTAAACAGCAAGAAGAAATGACGAACCAAGAAATGTTTTTAAAGAGATTAACTCTCTTGAATATCCCCTTATCACTAGAAGGGAAGGAACTTCCATCAGAACTGAAAGCAAAAATCATGCTTATGCGTGTTGCTTACGACAAGGCTGCAAAAGCATTTGATGATGATATGCAACAGGTTCTTAAAGAAATAAAGAAGGAAGGATATGACGAGCGTGCACAGAAAATCAATCACATGAGAGAGATTGACGGTAAGGAAGATGCGACAAAAGAGGAAAAGAAAGAAGCGGATGAAATCAGAAAGACAGAAGAAGATTTCAACAAGGAAACAGAAGAACTGAACAAGGCATATTCCGAAGCATATCAAGAAAAAATGAAAGATGAATGTGATATGAAGCCTAGATACTTCGCTTTTGAAGGATTCGCTAAAATCATTGAACTTATTGGTACTGACGGTACAATTAAAGTGAAATGGAACTCTCCAGAAGCATTGGAAATACCGAAGGAGGAATTTATCTCGCTTATCGCAACAAATCTTGTCGATGAATAAGCCGTTTTCTATATTGCTATTTTTTTTGTTACTGTCGTGTTCTTGTTCACGCAAGCTACTTCCATCTTCGACAAATACAACTATAGTAGACCATAACACGACAGTAACGGAAAGAGTAGTATGGCAATCAAAAATAATAACTCTTCCAACAGAACACATACAACATACAACATTTGAAGATAGTTCACACTTGGAAACATCATTAGCCGTATCAGACGCTAAAATAATGTCGGATGGCAGGCTTTTTCATAGTTTGAAAAACAAGAAAGACTTTCTACAAGACAGCATCCCATCCTTGGAAAAAGAAACGGTAGTGACGAAAGATTCGATAATAACCGTGGAGAAAATTGTAGAAGTAAAGGTAGAAAAGGAATTGTCTAAATGGCAAAAAATACTAATCAATCTTGGATACATAGGTATCGGTTTCATATTGTTTTCAGGTTACAAAATAGCCCGAAAGTTCGTGTAACTTTCGGGCTTATTTTATTGGGGATTGATAAATTTATGGAGCGTAATCTTCAACCATATTATAGGTGGTATTTACCCCTGTGGCTCTTGCTGCAATATAATAATCATAAGAAAAATCTCTACTAACATTAAAGGAATACATAGATGATCTATATGTTCCTTTTGCCGGAACCTGTGCAGTAAGTCCTGTAAGTAATGAACCAGCACTTTCTCCAGCTTCTGGAACTGTTCTTGTCCTCATTAACACAAGAACTATACCACGTATAGTAACAGCAGACCCACTATTATTTGTTATAATGAAGTTGTATGTAATTTGGTTATTAGAAGAGTTCCATGTACCGAATGCTTCTATTACGTATAGAGATCCAACTGCATGAATAGTCATTGTTTTTGGTGTTACTGGAATAGGTATGTATATTCCTTGTTTTAATTCATCATCTACTCCTATTTTATTAGATGACAAGAAAAAAGATACTTTCCATTTACCTACATAACCACCTATATTTAATAACCTTATAGATACTGAATCAGTAAACATACTTTCAGATGTTACTAAAATGTATCTAGTATTTTGTAAAAGTCCTACCCCTGCATACATTTCAGAAAATGGAGTTCCTTGATAGCTTAAATAGGATAGCAAAATGTTATCATCAGCATTTGTTGTCTGTTCAAGTTGTATTTCTAGATTATTAGATGTGTCCAAATATACATCTGATGGAACGTTATCTCCAAAAGGAACTATAGCATTATGATTATATCCGTTGAAATCCAATACACGATAAGGTGCTGAATCTCCACCAGTAGGAGCATTATATCCCCAGTCTACGCCATTAAAAAGGTCTTTTAGAAATCCGCTATTAAGCGTTCCTGGCGACATGTATCCCACTACACTTAGACCACATAAACCATCATTAGCTTTCCAATAATCAGAACGATAATCTAAGTATGGTTGCCTAACAGGTTTATATTTACTCCATTTATTTATTTTCCCATGCGTATTTGCGCACGCATATCCTAAATCATAACCATCACTAGTAGGACCGATACCTAGAGTAGGATATACATCACTATCCAATCCGACAGGTGCAGTAATTTTACCGTTAGAGTGACCCATAGACTACACCTCCACAAATTTATTGCAGACGATATTGCCGCCTAAAGCCAAACTACCCGTCACACGTACATCACCATCAATAATGATAGCTTGTGACAAATCAAACTCTTCTGGTATATCACTACCATCTAAGGCTATTATCTCATAAAGCCCCCCTGTCGGGCTAAAGCCCCCCTGTGCTCCCTCGCTTTGCTTCGGTCGCACACCAAATTTCCGTTTACAAACAAATTAATTTTCATGTTTATTGTTTTTTAAATATTTCGCAACACTATCCATTACACACTCAACACACCAACCTAAAAGGTATGCAAAGTGCTCATCCTGCCCATTTTCATATCCCATAGAAATATCACAATACCCAAATACATTACAAACATAATGAACAGATTCATGAGCAACAGTTCTCACCCCTATACCATCGTTGGATAAACAAATAAGTACACCTAAATGGTTTGTACTTTTTTCCCTTACAAAAATAGTCATGCCATTACATCTCTTAATTTCATCTTTGGATGTATCTATCGGGTCATGATTAAGTTTGGTGAATTTTCTATATATTTTTCCCCATTGATCATCCCCCACTGCAACATACAGTTTAAGGGGATATATTTTAGGATCGTATTTTGTTATCATCGCAAAACATCTTTTAGTAATATATCGGGATGCTCTTCTTTAGGTTTAGATTCTTTGAATCTATATATAAAGCCACTTGCATCCTTGTTAGCTTCCTTATATAAATCTTCTGTAAGAGAAGCCTTATACAACTTAACTTTCTCTTCAAAATGATAATCAAGTTTAGGTTGGTCCATTATTACTGCCTGTATATAACTCCATGAATATTTCCATAGCAAAGCCCAGTCCTTGATTATCATCAATCCTCCGAATAGCCTTAAATCTCCTCTGAATTGGGGGAAATCTTTTTGGATAGATCCTCGTGAGCCGATTTTGCATCGAGAGATAATTTCATGGCATCCTTCTTGCTTAATGTCGCTGTCGTATCTATCAAGAACGCTAAACGGATTGTATTTGTAAAAAAATCACTTACATTAGCCCCCTCCACGATGGCTTCTATCAACGGAGTGAGTTCCTTATGGTCATAGTGCCTGCTTAACCACCAGGCGTATATACGCCTTGCAAAAGGAATTATTTCAAAAAACCAATAGTTGTTCAACACTCCTGCCGCTGCAACTTTGTACGGAATAGACGCATCATTTTTCATAATTGCAATCATTTCCTTTTTTGCTGTATCTGGATTGATAATGTCGCGTATCAGCAGCTTATCCACAATATAGTCGTATGCGCCTAATCTAAGACCACGCACCTTGAATTTCTTATTGCCAACCATAACCTCTTTGTATTTATGAGTGGCAAACTTCTGCATCTTTATCTGATCATCTAAGTCAGGTTGTTTCCAATTAAATATTCCCATTTTTTAAACTAACTTGAACGGTTTAATCATTAATTTTCCTTTCACATCTACCTTTGATATGTTCTTTGGAGTATTTGTATGTACGAACACCTTGGTATATTTAGACGATACAATATCAAGTTTGGCATCGTCAATCAAAGAAGCATGAACTATGCTGTTATCAAGCGCAACAAGACTTACATGGCTGTTATCCTTGACATACATCTCTCCTATACCGAAATCGTTGAATGTGACAACACAATCACACGAACCGTTAAAAATAGACCATTTAGGATTGCTTATGAAAAGGTTGGTATCATCAACGAAGACATTAAACTTCTCCCTAACACCAGCAAACTCCTTCTTGATTATTTCATTTGACGGGAACCTGTTAAATAGGCAGAAGTCAATGCCTCTGATATATTTCTCGCATAATTCATATTTGTCCGGGTTTCCCCATCCATTTGTCCATTCCTTACACAGTCCAAGGCTTATAGCTTTTAGCTTTAATTTATCAGACAATTCTTTATCTGTCATGGTGTTAATTTTTACAGCAAAAATACAACAAAGGTTAACAAAAATCAAACACAATCAGTTAAAAAACAATAAAAGCCGGACGAAAACGCCCGGCTAATAATTCATCACCCGTCTACATCAACCACCGACACCCGAATTGTCAAGTTCGAGAACCATCATGGTTTTCAAATACTGAGTGTTAACTTCCAATGCTGTCACAGTAACGGAGAATCCAAGATATCCAGCGTTACTTGGAGCACCTGTGAAGCTGACAGCCCATGATGCCTTCGGGAAGAAGATCATACGGTCACCAGTACCGTTGATAATACCGATAGGACGTACAAACTGCTTGAATGCACTTGCACCAAACGCTTTCAGTTTCTGAGAAGTTCCCTTACCGAAAGCATCAACAGTATCAGTTAAACTACTTAATTCCAACTCAGCCTTTGCTTCATTTCCTTGCGTAAAGAAAGCGAAAGCGGCTTTTGAAGTGGACATACCTGTAAAGGTAAATGCCATAGTACCCGGTGTGATATTCTGGAATACGGTAGCACCCTGCTCGTTCTTTGTTTCAGAAATATCAGCGTCAGTACCAGAAGATTCCGTAGTATCAGACTCAATATTGGGAAGAATCTTCGGATTCTTAAAACTTGAATATTGAGTACTATCGGTGATTTCAATCGCATCAAATGTCAAAGCAGCCGACTGCCCGTTCAAGTAAGCAGGGCTAGTGTCTAAATTTACTCGTGCCATTCTATTTTCTGTATTTAAAAAGTTATTGTTAATTGTTGAAAACGTATCTACCGATGCGCCTCCACTGTTTTTTCTCACGTTTCTCATGCAGCTAATCCTTTGAAATATCAACATTCAACAGGACGGACATATAATAAAACCCAACCCCGTCAAACATTGGTGGTAAAACATTAAATATCTCGAAATGAAGCTGCACAGTCTTTTGCGGGAACAGTTCTACCATTTTCTCACTCAACGCATCCATGACAGACGGATATACGTTCCCGGGCAATGCCCTTACAAACAGAGTAACCGTAGCCATCGTTTCGCCTTTCCCGAAGTGACCGTAGGGGCCGCTCTCGGTATTGCTGACAATTCTTGTATTGTTGTTTACGACAATAAAACTAGTTACCTTATCATCAACACTTGCAGGACGCTGTACCTTATATACATCGTCAGCAATCTTCTTGTCCAATACAATATTGTACAAGGTGGTATTTATTGTTGAAGGATTAAAGTAGCCCATAACTTCACTTAAAATATTTGTTTAACATATTAGCTGCAATTTTCTTAAAAACCACAGTATATTTGCCCCCTTTTAAATCTGTCTTTGTCTTAATCCAAGAATCTGAAAGAACATTCAACAAATGATAGTTCTCCACATACTTGGCATAATACATGACAGCAGCGACAACCAGTTCATATTTGTCAGAACCATCGGATTTGTAACTGTTGAAGAAATCTTCGGCAAGTTCACGCCCCCAATATTCTACATTGTTACGTTTCCTAGGTTCATTTGCAACTTTCGTTGCATTTGCCCACACAATCTTCTTTAGGACCCCATCTTTATAAATGCCACAGCCATAACTATCTTCAAGATTAAAAGTTTGGTTGGTAAAGCCCTCCAAGTCTTTTATATCATCCATGACATTCGTGGCAATATCCTCCATGAACTGCATGATAGAAGCATCCAAGGCAAGCTGGACATTACTACCAAACTCTTTCAATACTTTATCGTTGTTATTTGCCTGCATTTTTTGTACTTGTCTTTCTTGTTACTGGTTTACTCAGTTTCTCAATCTGCTTTTTTAATGAATCTCGATCATCTTTTGCGCATTTCAACTCGTTTTTGATTTTGTTCATCTCATTATAAAGCTCCTGTATCTTCTGATAAGCATCATGAAGAGATTGCTGATAACTAAATATTTCTTCCTGTGCCTTTTTCAACTGAGCACCCTGAATAGCAAACCCTTTTTCAAGATTGTCCAAGGTAGAAGAATCAATTTCAGTTTCCATTTTTTCCTTCTTCTGCTTAAACAGTAATATTGAAGTTAGAAGGGTTATACCATTAGTACCCAACAAAGCAAGTATTATTTCCGTCCAATTGATTGTCATAGTATTCTAGTTTTCTATTTGGTTAAAGTATATTACCGTACCAAATTCCATATTGTTAAATGGAGGTTTCTTTATCTCACGCCAGCTATTGCTGTTGTCCGAAAACGGATGGTTGAAATTCTGCCAATCCAACAGACACCCGGAAGGTATGGTTACATCGTTATCTTCTAGGTAGGCGGCATATTCGGATTTACCAACATCATTCGTTTCCGAACCTGTATCCTTTTCCTGTATGTTTGCCCTTCCTTCGTATATCATCTCCCAATACGGGGTGGTCTGATATTTATCCGAACTGTTCTTGTTCTGATAAATTCTCACCATATCAGGAAACATATCCTCACCTAAAATACTTTTTCCCATACTACCATCTTAATCTAGTTATTTCAACATCAGTTCCAACATCCAAATTCAAACCCCATTTGGCGTATAAATCCTTTGCGCGTTGCTCCAATCTTTTCTTGTCATTGATAGAAATAGTCTTGCTTGTGTCGGTAATTGACCAGTTCCCGGCTTTCTTCGTCTTTCCCTGTATCGTTGAAGGGGCAGTGCAAACAATGAGCAACAAGTCAGCATAAGCCAAATCCTTCTTCATCTCAGACGTTTCACGGCTGTCATCAGACAAACGGAATCCCCATTTCTGGGCAACACTGATATACGATGTGTTTTTCAACTCATAGTCAATCTGTGCTTTCAGATATTCACGCATAGACATATAGAAATATGCTTCCACCTTCATGTTACCCTTTGCTGTTATCTGAGGGGTAACTTGAATAGTAAACGGATTATCCGAAACTTTCAGTCTATCTTCCGGCTTCAATGTTTCATTGTCGGCAATAAGCCAGTATCCGAACTCTACACTTTCTTCGGGAATAGCTTGGAGCGTGAGAGTATCTCCAATGAAATACTCCCCTGCGCCCTTTGCTGTGCCTTCGCCATTTATATCAATAATGACCTTCATGGTTCAACCTTTTACAATCCCGTATTTGACTGTTCGTCAACCTTCATAATGATAAGGTTGTTCGGATTCTTCATCACAGGACATGCCCACAACTCGCCTGAACTCTTCTCCGCATACGGTTCGGAAGAATACTGATGCAAGAACGCGATACGTCCGCCTTCCAAAGAAGAAATACGTACAGCCGGGTTGGTATCCTGCAAATACATTGACGGTGAGTTCTTGATACGGAAGAACTGACCGCTCTGAACAAGAACAACGGTGTTCTTTTCAAAAGACGGTTTGGCTTCCTCAATCACACCGAGTTTGTTCCATTTTGATTTTTCATCAACAGGAATAATTACAGGAATAGAGAATACCTTCATCAGCACATCAACAATTTCCTGATTGTTCATAGGATAGATTGTAGTAGATGCTGCGGCAGGAACAAGACGTGCCTGTACTGCTGCTGTCACTTTCGGGTGCATCAAGAAATTATCATACAAATCCTTTGACATTTCAAAATGATCGTATGGCATACTGTCATTGTCGGCAATCTTGCACATTCTTTGAAGGTCTTTAATAGGATCTGCATTTTCGTTCGGTGTCCAGTCTGTATCGTTAAACCATTTCTGTTTTAACGCTTTCAACTTATGTTTTGCAGGAACACGATAGTCGATCTGAACAGGAATTGAGTTAGTACCACTGGCTGTATAGTTAAGCATACCTGTAGAAAGAGCCTGATAAGTCATACAGTTCAACTCGGTATGGAAACCTTGGATACATGCTTCCATCTTTGTGTACCACTTCTCACGGATCTTATCAAGCAATGCACCTTGCGGAATGTCAAGTTCATAGAACTCCTGAATATCGGTTTCCATAAACTGAATGGCGTGACCCATCTTCGGAATACGGCCCGAATACCATTCAAATCCCGTAGTGTCCATGATAGGCTTTTCAGCCAAAGGAGCAAGCATCACAGGACGGGTAGCCTGTGTGTATTCGTCAACCATCACGTTCCATGATTTGCTCATCTGAGGAACATCCCAATCTCCGTAGCTTCTCCAGTTTTCGTTATAAAATTTCTGATTGGCATAATCCATAAGTTCCTGCATCTCCCCAGAGAAATGCCAATCATAGAAACTAAATGTCGATCTTTGCATAAAACGAAAAAATTTAATTAGTTATACAATGTGTAACGGAAAACGCAAGGATATGATTCATCATCCTTCATCGCCTTTTTGATTGCCGGAGCTACGGGCGGAATGCGTTTTTCCAAAATCTCACTTGTCACCATCCATGCACCGTTGAAAGGATAGAGAGTGGCACCGGGAATGGTGTCAACATCATAAGGCAGGATAGCATTAGGAATAACCTTGAATTTTGCGCTAGCACCAACCTGTGTAACTTCAACCAAAATATCGGTCAATTCCAATTTACCTGCATCCCCGGACAATGTAAGGATGTCATATTCGTCATGAGACGAATCAATAGCGTTAATGGTAAAACCAGTTGTAGTACCTGCGGCAGTAGTAGGTGCTTTACCGACAACCATGCCAACCTTGGCAACTGTATTACCCATGATTTTTTCAACTTTTACCGTAGCACCAGAATCCGATTTCTCGTACATTCTGAATGAATAGTGAATGTCACCGCCATTCTGCTTTGAGGAATCACATTTAATCATGGTACCAGCCGGAAGTTTGTTCCCAACTGTAGGCATACGTTCTACTGAAACGTTACATCCTACCAACAGTACGTGCAAAGACGTATCATTAGAAAAGATATGTCTTGCGCCACCAATCTTACTATAACTTGTTGCAAGAACTCCTGCTTTCATAATTAAAAAAACTATTTGTTAATTTTACTGTAATATCGGCTGACAATGTTGTTTTCCTTGTTAGCCTTATATTCTTCTCTCTTTCTATCTATGAATGACTTTACATCGCTAGAACCACCCTTGTCAGAGATGAAAGGATTAATGCCATCCTTTGTGTATTTCGTACATGTTTCATTGTACTTTCCCTGTATTTTCAGAAGAATGCTTGTATCTTCCTCTTCGGGCGAAATCTGAATGTTCTCAAAAATGATGTTGCGCAACAACTCGTTAGGCATACCCGCTTCCGGGCGTTTAATCAAGTCAGACAGCTTCTTGCGCTTTTCAGTTACAATCTGCTTCTGCTTTTCCTCCTGCTCTTTAGCTTCAAACTCTTTCTTGAACTTTTCAAACTCTTCAAGTTTAGCCTTGACATCATCGGGCAACTCAAACGGTTTCGGTTCGGGTGCTGGTGTCGGTGTAGGTTGTGGTTGCGGTGCTGGTGTCGGTGTAGGTTGTGGTTGCGGTGCTGGTGTCGGTGTAGGTTGTGGTTGCGGTGCTGGTGTCGGTGTAGGTTGTGGTTGCGGTGCTGGTGTCGGTGTAGGTTGTGGTTGCGGTGCTGGTGTCGGTGTAGGTTGTGGTTGCGGTGCTGGTGTCGGTTGTGGTGCAGGATGTGATTTTTCCCATTCCTTTTTCAAGTTGGATATCTCCTGTTCCTTGATTGTATCCCACTCTTTACGCTTATCAGACGCAAACGCTCTTACCTGACCTGCCACAGTGTTCTTTAAATGATTCACAACACTTTCATTCCAGAACTTTTCCGCATTTTCCTGCGGTGCGAACGCTGAGAACTCATTAATTGTCTGTTCGATTGTACGATCTGTAATAACGGAGCTACTTTCTCCCAACGCATTCTTGATACCTTCAAAAATGACTTTTACATTTTCATTCATATACTATTTATTTTTTATGTGATTCATGCACAAGACCTTTGCGCACAGTAAGTACCTCTTACCGATGCAAATGTAGTTAAAAAATGTGTATAAGCAAAAAAATATTTAAAAAAACATTATATTTGCAAAATACATACAGAAAGATGGAAGAAATTGACTTAAAATACCGAGGATTAAAGACTAAGGATGTTGTCAAATCGCTGAAACGATATGGCAAAAGGGGAATCATACCATATAAAAGCCTTGATTTCGTCCAAAGATATATAGAGGACAGAAGAAGCAAGGGATACAAGGTAAATATGCTTGCCCCACAGAAAGGTTCACAGGAGGCATTTCTAAGGAACAGGGCAGGAATAAAGATACTTCACGGGAATCGTGGGGGAGGAAAATCCGTATGCCTTGGAATGGATATACTGAGTTCATGCAACCATCCGTCATTTTCAGCACTTGTTTTCCGTAAGGACAAGACATCCGCAGAAAAAGCGGACGGTATTCTTAAAGTGGTTTCAAAGATGGTTGAACCTTATGGTGAGTATATTGATTCAAAACGCCTTTCAAGACTTGACGCAGGAGGTGAAATACGGTACGATTATTTCGGTGATGCCTGTCTGTCGGGGGAAAAAGGCGTAAGCGAATTTAAGGACAGACAACAGGGTGGTAACGTTGTCAAGGTGGCGATAGACGAGTGCTCACAGGCAACAGAACCTATCATAAACTACCTTCAAACGGTATTGCGTTCATCATCAGGACTAAGAACAAGTCTTATAGGCGCGTGCAATCCAAACCCGTACAGCGATTTCTGGAGAGCACTGGTATCATGGTGGGTGGACGATGACGGAATAGCAATTCCAGAAAGATCGGGGAAAGTAAGATATTTCTTTCAATATGGAGATACTATACATGAAACAGCATGGGGTAACAGCCCACAAGAAGTATTTGCTCAGGCAAAAGATTATATCATCGCAAGATTCGGTAAAAATACCAAAATTGACGAAACAAACTGTAAAAGATACATCAAGAGCATAACCTTTATAGCTTCCGGGTTGGAAGATAACAAGATACTTATGGCTTCCAATCCAGACTATCAGAAAAACCTTGGAGGAACAGCACAGGAAGTATCCATAAACGCATTAGGTTCATGGAAGCTGATAAAAGGGGGAAACGAGTGGATAACCCGTGACGAAATGGAGGAAATGTTCTCATCTCAGCCTGTGTTTGACGATTATTTTGAATGTGCTACACTTGATATAGCATACGGTCTTGGTGACGTTTGTGTAATGGGGCACTTCATAGGACATCACTTACAAGACCTAGAATGGTCAAACACATTAAAACCTAGGGATTTGAACCGATGGGTAAGAAACAATCTACGGAAATGGGGAATCGGTGAAAACAGACTGGCATTTGACGGTCTTGGAGCACCGACATTCCGTGACGCATTTCCCGAAAGCCTGGCAATACTTAGAGGTGTTCCGAAAAGACAAGACAAAAGCAAGGATGATCAGCCTGTAAGATTCTATTTCGATCTAAGGGCACAGCTTGCCGATGAAATGGTAACACGTATAAAAGGAACAAACCTAGGATATTGCGGATTCAGCATAAACCCGGAACTTCTCGACAAACCGTATGTAAACAAAACAATACGGGAAGCGTTGATGGACCAGAGAAGAGCAATAAGACGTGACGTGGAAAGGGAAAACGGGAAACTAAGACTTCTGAAAAAGCAGGAAGCAAAAAAGATTGTAGGATGCTCACCCGACTTGATAGAAGGAACATTTTTATACAGGACATATTTTGATATATGCGATGTAATGATTGACATACCTAACGATATAATGGATGAATTAAAATATTTATAATTACCTATGGAAATTTTAAAATTAGACGTTTTATTACGAAAAGAACCGTTCAAAGTGGCACTTCCGTCAAGATGTGACGATGGGAGAGGTGGAGGAACAAAGAAAAAACCAAGACGCTCCACTTTGATATACAAATATATGTCACAAGATGATTTTCTAGCGCAATGGGATACATCAGGACATTATATACACAACAGACCCGACTGGAAAGACAGTATCCCGTCAGACGAGGATGCCACATCATCGGATGATGAAAGCGCGAATGTAGGTGCTCAGAAAAGGAAAAAGAAATCGACATCAACTCCCTATGTACTGCAAAGACGAGCATTTCCTCTTCAAAGGATGATACACAAGAAAAGGGTATCACACCTGTGTACCAATCCTCTTAAATTCCAGATAAAGAAAAGCGCGTCAAACCAGCAGAACAGGGATAAGCTGACAACATACAAGGAATACTGGACTGATTCTCTCATGGAAACAGCCAAGTTTGAACTTATAAGCGAAGCCGGAAAGGTAGGGGATGCTGCCATATATATATATAAGGATAAGGACGAGATAAAATACAGGTCTTTCAGCTACTCAAAAGGAGATATACTGTATGAACATAAAAACAGAAGAGGGGAAAGAATAGCTTTCGCAAGGGAATATACAACCACATATATCTCGGCTGATGGAGAAGAACATACAGACACACTTGTCGATGTATGGACTAAAGATGAGTTTTACACGCTTGATTCCAACGGAGATATAGCAACGGATATTGACGAAAACGGAAATATCATACAACTGCATCAATTCCATAACCTGGGATTTATACCTGTAGTATATCTACGTCTTGAACTTCCATTTTGGGGGGCAGTACAGGACTTGATAGACGATTTCGAGTTCCTAATGTCAATGATAGGAGAATACAACACACGACAGGCATTCCAAATGCTACTTATCAAGACAAACGGAAGAATAAACATTCAAAGAAACGGATTGGGAGGAACTTCCATTTTACGTGTAGGAGCAGAAGATGATGCAGAGTTCATGGGTAAAATGGATGCTTCAAACTCACTGTTCACCGAAATAGATAACATATATAACGGGATACTTGACGGAAGCGGTGTTGTTCCGCCAATGCAATCATCATCAGGTGACAGACCTACTGGAACAACGGCAATGTATTACGAGCCGGAAATGGAATGGGCGAGAAGTGATGCACAAATGATGAATACAGCCATAAATGACATGGCCAATATATTCAAATACTATGTAGGAGTAATGGAAGGTGACGCAACAGGTTATAACGCTCTAAGAATAAACGCTACCATAGAGCCATACTCATACATAGACTTCTCTGAATGGAACAATACACTCGTTCAGCTTGTGAACTCCCGAATAATATCATTACAGACAGCAAGAGAAGAAAGTGACTTCTCTGCAAATAACGAAGATGATAGAATGGACGAACAAGACAGAAGATTAAACGATATGGAAGCTAGGGTGATAGAGGAAAATAATGAAAATAATGAAAACAAATAAAACAATGATAACAACGATAACAGCTAAACTATGGGAAAATTTACGAACTTACTAAGAAAAATAAGAAGGACATTAGACTATATATGCCTTAACAATTTGAGAGTTGACGGAATGGAACACCTCATTGCAGGAATACTTGTAGTAAGCGTGGCGCAATGGTTTTTCTCCGTATGGACAGCAATAGCACTAACCTTGTTCCTTCTTGTAGGGAAAGAAATCGTCTACGATAAGTGGCTTAGACAAGGAGTGCCCGAATGGAGAGATGTATTCTGGGGAGCAGTCGGTATGGTACTTGGATTGATGTGAAAAAAATCACACCACAAAGTTTTTATATATCAAAAATTATTATTTACTTTGTGGTGTCTAAACTTAATAGCGGCACGAGCCGCATACATCGGCTTTTTTTGTGCCCATATATAACGTGTATCTCATTACAAAAGATATACTGCACCGTGTCGGGATGTAGAAATACTCTCGGAGTTTTGCTATTAAGACTTAGACAACACGTAGTGCAGTTTTTTTTATTGTCTAAAATAATAGCTATGTTAGAATTAATCTTATCTAAAAAGAGTAGCGAAAGCGAAATCAAATCGTATTTCAACGCAGTTCTTGAATTGTCAAAGTCTGACAATGAGTTCCCAATCAATCTTGATGAAGTATGGATGCTTGTTTATGGCAGGAAAGAGGAAGCTGTAAGAGCACTAACTTCAAGTGAACAATTTATAGAAAATATTGATTATCAAGTTTTACGCAAGAATGCGGAAAACCAAAAAGGCGGAAGGCCTACAAATGAATACAAACTTACCGTTTCCTGTATGGAGTTTTTTATTGCTCGCAAAGTACGTCCAGTTTTTGAGGTTTATAAATACTCGCATTTGAAAAACCCTAAATCTTCAGTTTAAGGGATGAAAAATGCACATTTATAAATACAACGATAGTAAAATAGGTAATATAAGATGTATTAACAATTTTATATAGATGATAATCAATAAAATAGTTTCGCATTCCAATATTTTTTCGTATCTTTGAGTATTGAAAAACAAATAAAATCGCCATGCTGAGAGCCTACAAATATAGAATCTATCCGACAGACGAACAGAAGGTATTGCTTGCCAAGACCTTCGGCTGCTGCCGCTTTGTCTATAACTGGGCACTCAAGCTAAAGATTGAAGTATATGAACATGAGAAAAAGTCCGTATCATACAAGACTGTTCAGGATATGATGGTTAACGAATTGAAGAAAGACAAACAATGGCTTAACGAAGTAAATTCACAAGCCCTTCTTAATTCCATCCGCAATCTTGACACCGCCTTTAAGAACTTTTTCCGTGATACTCATGCAGTAGGCTTCCCTAAATTAAAAAGCAAAAAGGACAGGCAGAGTTTTCAGTGCCCCCAGCATTGTGTCGTGGATTTCGGCAAAGGAACAATAACCATACCGAAAGTAAAGGATATTCCTGCTGTGTTTCACCGCAAATTTAAGGGAACGGTCAAAACCGTCACCATCAGCATGACACCATCGAGAAAATACTTCGCTTCCGTATTGGTTGACACAGACATTGAAGAACTTCCGGTAACACCGATACATGACGATACGTGTTTGGGTATAGATTTGGGTATCAAATCACTTGCCGTATGTTCTGACGGGAGAACGTTTGACAACCCGAAAAACCTGCGACGAAGCCTTGATCGTTTGAAACTACTCCAAAAGCGGTTGAGCCGCAAAAAGAAAGGTTCTGCCAACCGAAACAAGGCACGCATCCGCGTAGCTAGGTTGCATGAACATATTGCCAATTGCCGTAAGGATAACCTTCACAAAATCACCTATGCACTGACGCACGACAGCCAAGTGCGTACCATCTGCATGGAGGATTTGAACGTGAAAGGAATGATGCAAAACCACCACTTGGCACAGGCAATAGGTGACACATCTTTCGGGATGTTTCTTACGCTGCTTAAATACAAATGCAGTTGGTATGGTGTGAACCTCATTCAGATAAACCGATTTTCTCAAAGTTCAAAGACTTGCGGAAAATGCGGTTATGTGTATAAAGGATTGAAACTTAGCGAGCGCAGTTGGATCTGTCCGGAATGTGGCACACACCATGACCGTGACTTCAATGCAGCTTGCAATATAAAGGAATTTGGCTTAAAAGCCCTACCCACGGAGCGTGGGAAAGTAAAGCCTGTGGACTGTCCTAAAAAGCAATGGCAGGAAGAAGCAGGAAGAAGCTCATGCCTTTAGGCGTGAGTAGCTCACATGTTCACAGATTATGGCAGAATTAGTATTTCAAAACAGCAACGGCAACGATGTGACTACTTCGTTACTTGTTGCGGAAGTGTTCGGGAAAGAACATAGTAAAGTAGTCAGAGACATTGAAAGTCTTTCATGCTCAGCGAGTTTTAATGCCGCCAATTTTGGCGTTATTACCTACATCGATAGTAGAAATCGAGAACAGACCGCTTATGAAATGACAAAGGACGGTTTTAGTTTCCTTGTCATGGGCTACACTGGGGTAAAAGCCGGAGAGTTTAAGGAAAGATTCATCAATGAGTTCAACAGACGGGAAGCCCTACTAAAGGATGATGATTACATCTTGATGCGCTCCCAGCAGATTCTACAGAAACGTATAGAGATTGCGGAGGAAAAGATTAAGTGTCTTGAACAGCAAAATTCCAAGCGAAAGATGGATATTATGTGTGTGAAAATAACAATGAAAAATATATTTTCATTATTTGTTTGTTTGAAAAAATGTTGTACCTTTGCAGTGCTACAACTTACTATTAAATATGCCAATGGGATTTTTTATGCCCGTAAGGAAACTTATATATTGAAATATAGGCAGACAATATCCGTGTATCATCGCCCAATGGCAATGGTAGGTTGTAGCAAACTAGGATATTTGTCTGCTTTTTTATTTAATAACAAATAATTTCATTTCATGCTACAACCAAATGAAATCTATTTGAACGGGAATAATAGTACCGTACAGATTGCGTCAGCTCACGAAACGAGCGAAGTTATGGTTTATTAACATCCTTTATTCGGAAAGGTTCGTATGTTTGTTGAAAACGGTAAAAGTTGGTTTTGTGCAACAGATATTGCCACCTCTTTGCAGTATGCAAATCCAAGAAAAGCTATCATAGACCATTGTAAATCACAGGGCGTAACGCTACGTGACACCCCTACAAATAGCGGTATTCAACAAATGAAGTTTATCAGTGAAGGTAACATCTACCGTTTGACCGCTAAAAGCCAAATGCCAAGGGCGGATGAATTTGAAAATTGGATTTTTGACGAAATCGTCCCATCGGTAGTAAACACCGGCAGCTACTCCGTACAACCTCAAACTCCTAAAACCTATCTTGAAGCCTTGGAAGCTTTGGTAGCTTCTGAAAAGGAGAAAGAACGGTTGCGCATTGAATCGGAGCAACAGAAAAAGCAAATCGAACAAAAAGATGCCAAGATTGCCAAAATTCAGCCCAAAGCCGACTTCGCCGACAAAGCCTTTGCAATGGAAGGCAAGTGCGATATAGGACAGGCGGCAAAGATACTTGGCTTGCCTTTCGGGAGAAACTCTTTGTTCAAGAAACTTCGTGAAGCAGGAGTATTCTTTGCTAACAGGAACGAACCAAAACAGAAGTATATTGATGCTGGGTATTTCGAGATGAAAGAAAAGCCTATTCCAAGAGAGAATCACCCAGGTTTTGTCGTGATGGTTGTTCTATGCACACAAAAAGGTCTTGCATACATCAATCACCTGTTTGGCGGAAAACCGTCCGATGGAAAATTGGCGAGAATCGTATAGCACTGTACATAATCTATTATTACTAAAAAACAAGGAGCGACAAAAACATCGCTCCTATATTTCCTTTAACGTATAATTGATCACTTTATCGTAACCCAAACCTGTTCGCCACGCTTTATCGAATTGTCAATCAATTTGTTCAACTTGTCAGAAGTATAGCGTGATTCGGTAAGCCTGCCTTTTGATGTATTGTTACCTACAAGGATACATCCGGCAGAATCCTTTGCTGTATTCCCAGCGTGAAAAAGAATACCCTCAAAATGAGGAACATTCAACAGTCTTGGCATATTACGCCCGAATTTTGGGGACCAGTTGTATATCACCTGGTATCTACCGTAAGGGATAGCAGATTCAGCATAAACCTTCTTCTCGTTTCCATCAAACACTCCGTTCTTATTCACGTCAACAACACGATCTTCAAGCGTATTACTGAAAAACTCACCATCAATATACAAACGCCCTATAGTATAATCATGCTTACACCATTTTCTTTCTACCAATAGTTCCATAGTTAAAATGTATTTAGTTTTACAAAGCTACAAAATAAACACGTATATTTGCATACATAATAAAACATTTTATAAAGCATATACAAAAATGTATAAATCAAGACAAATAGCAGATTGGATAATACATAAGACACATGGCAATATAACACATTCAAAATTACAAAAATTGTTATATTATTGCCAAGCGTGGCATTATACAATTTTCAATGAGGTTTTATTTGATGAAAGAATTGAAGCATGGGCGCACGGCCCTGTTGTACCATCCCAATTCAGCAGATTTAATAACATAGATTTTTTCCAAAACATAAAAGTAAAAGATTGTGAGAACATTAAACTGAAAAGTAAAACAGAACAATTACTGAACGAAGTTGTTGGAATATACAATAAATGTACTGATAGACACCTTGAATTATTGGTAAAAAGAGAAGTTCCTTGGAGAGAAACAAGAGGAAATATACCAGAGTTTAAAAAATGCCAAAAAGAAATACAATTAGACCTAATGAAACAATATTATATA